AGTTTTGCTCTTGCTACAATTTTATGCTCTGCACAGTTTATGGCTGTAACAACTATAAATATGCCAGAGGATGACGCGGAGTGGGAAATGTCAAACATCACCGATAATATGGGGATTGGATATGTGTTAAATGATAACATTACTCTAGGTCTTGTAAAAAACGGTGAAGAGTACGATATGTGGGGTAGATACTATTTTAGTAAATGCTACGCAGTTGTACAAGCTCCAACTGAAGACATGATGGACAATATGACTTTTGGTGTTGGTTATTCTATGAAAGTATGGGATGAGCTATATGTAGAACCAAATTATATGATGTCTATGAAAGAAGATTCAGAAGGAGAGTTTAAATTAGGAATATCTTATAAATTTTAAATAAAATAAATATGTACGGAGAAAATAATGTAATTAAATTGTTCCAAAAAATGGGTGATGAATTTGAAAAAGTCATGCCTGATGCAGAAAAATTTGTTGAAGGTAATAACTCGGCAGGAACACGGGTTAGAAAATCAATGCAAAAAGTAAAAAACTTAGCGCAACAGATTAGAGTTGAAATTCAAAACCAAAAAAATTCTGTTACTATATAATTAAAGGGGCTAACGCCCCTTTTTTTTTAACTTAAATCCCATTCCCACAAGCAGGTTATAAAATAACCGCCATTAGCCGTAGCGCCATCTCCAGCTTGTAAAGATATTTGCACTTTATCACCTGCAGCAATAACATTAGTACCACTATCTAATCCAGTAGTAAAATCATATGTTACCATAGTTTTATTTGTAGGACCTGCTCCACTTTGTGCCCCAATTTCAGTTGCCGCTCCATTTGTAGATTGTGATATAGTTCTAGTGTATAATTTCCATGTAAAGGTCTCGCTAGATTGATCTACTGTTGTTCTGACAAATATCTTTAATAACTTTCCAGCAGCAGGGGCTATAATAGGTAGGTGTTTATTAGCCGCGCTTGTATTCTCAGCATCAGACTCTAATAAACTTATATACACTACATCAGAATCAATATCATCTGATATACCGTGATGCGTTAGTTGTTTTGTTGTGGATATATGAGCCGTGTCAGCGTCTAAATAAGCTGAGGCAATAGCAGTTCCTTGCCAAACTCCAGTACCAATGGTTCCAACTGTGGTAAGATTTGCACACGTAGTAATAGAACCTTGAGTACCACCAGTTACAGTGGCAGCAGTACCACTACAATTACCTGTTACATTACCAGTTAAAGGTCCAGCGAAAGCATCTGAAGTTACAGTTCCATCAAAATAAGCATCTTTAAATTCAAAGCTAGCAGTTCCTAAATCTATCTCATTTGTTACTCTTGGTCCTAAAATACCGTCTTGTAAAACTATTTGATCAGCACCAGATGCTCTAAAAAATATTTTATTATCAGTAGTACCAAAATCTATGAGATTATCAGCGTCTCTACCTACTTTTAAACTAGTGTTATACACACTTGTTATACCTGTTTGTGCGGCTGTAATAGCCACGTCATTAGTGTTTACAGTAATACCAGTACCAGCTCCAACATTTACTTCTACGTCACCAGACGTACCGCCATCAGTTAAACCATTACCAGCAGTTACACCTGTTATATCTCCAGCTGTTAAATGAGAATTAAAAGTAGCTATAGTTGTAGCATCTAAATCGTCAATATTACTTAAAGTTGTGGTTCCACTGCTATCAGACAATATAGTATTACCACTACCTATTTCTAATTCTCCACTAGTTTTAATTCTTACGCCGTTATCTAGTATATTAAAAATAAAAGTTTCATCTACGTTAAAAGCAAACCTAGCATCATTAGATGAACCACTAGCAGTGTGAGTTACAAACTTAACAACATCTAATCCTTGTGCGCCACTTTCATAAACTGCTTCTATTTTTAATCTTTCAGCGTCAGCTGATCCTAAGCTAATAGTAGGGTTACCATCATTAGTAGCATCATATAACTTTATTTTATTTCCCGTTAAACTTAACGTTCCTGTACCAGCACCACCAATCTGTATTGTTTTAGAATTTCCTGCTAATCTTATACCGTCATATAATGTTTGTGTTCCTATCCATTTCATAATTATCTTTTAATTAGTACATCTACAGTGTCAGAAGAACCTACAGTTATAAATAAAGAATAACCACCAGTTGAATTGTCAAATGATAAAAAATTAGAATCATCTAGTAATAAAGTTGTATCTGATGGTATGGCTAAAGTACTAATTAAATAATAAACTTCTTCTGTGTTCCTATCAGAATAATCAGACAGTTTAGTTATTGATAAACTTACTGTAGCGTCAGCTGTAGCGTGTTTATTACAAATACTTATAGACTTTACGTTACTAGCGTTATCACCAGGTTGTAGTAACTCTACGTGAACACCTGTTGACCCTGTAATATTATGAAATGGTGTAAAAGCCATCTTAACTAAATACCATATACTCTACAGTCATATTACTGGAATCACTTGGTGTAATGCAAATATCATCATCTACATCCCAAGGAAACCACATCCAATCACCACCGTAAAGTCTACCTATTTCTTCAGTATCAGTTGGAGAACCAGTTCCAGCGTTACCTATTGTTATTTTAAAATGTCTAGTACTATCAGCATCAGGATTATTTATATATACATAACCATGAGTAGTAGAAACACTACCAGTTGTAATTAAATCAACCTGGTTTGTGCTAGCTAAAACCTTAGTAACAGAAGTCATTGTGTTTAAACCAGTTGTAGTACCAGCTGTATATAAATTAGCTTCGTTTGAAACCGATAAAGTATTATCAGTAACATCACTAGACAAGCTAATTGCTGCAGTTGTTGTTGCCATATTTTTTAATTTTTAATATTTATAATTTATTTTACGCGTCAGTTAAAAGATCTGTATCTTCATGGAATAAAGCATACTCAATCGGTATATCCCCTGTTGATGCCGTCCAGTTAGTCGCAGCTATTTCTATACTAGCAGAAGTATCTGTTTGACTCCAAGGAATAAACATCCAATCTCCCGCATAAAGTTTACCAACAGTTTGAGCATTAATAGTTATAGTAACATAAAGTGTAGGATCTGTAGCTTTGTTTATTATATAAACCTTAGCTGCTAAATCATTACCCTCTGCGTTAGCTGCAAGTAATACTTTGTTGGTTGTAGATCTTAAGTGAACTCTACTTAATCCAGTTGATTGGTCTAAATCAGTTGTTGTACCTGCTTTTGTACAGGTAGCAGTTTTTGAGACATTTACTGGATCACCAGCAATGTCCGCACTCGTTAATGTAATCGTTGCTGTTGTCGCCATTTTGTTTTTTATTTATTATTATTAATTTTATCCGTCTGTAAATAACATATATTCTAACGTCATATCGTTCGCGCTAGGGTCTATTTTAATGTCACAGTCATTATCATGCGCTGACCAAGGTATTAAAGCCCAATCACCAGCGTAAAGTCTCCCTACGTCTTCTGCGTTAACTGTTATTAAAAAATATTCAGTTGCTGTTGTTGAAGTATTTTTTAAATATAATTTATGAGCCTTATCAGCTGTAAAATCTGATCCATCAAACAAAGTGTATTGACCGTGTGCTCCTGCTACTGTTTTTCTAGCTAAACCAGTAGTACCAGTTAGACCAGTAGAATTACCAGCACCTGTAAGCGTTGAAGTTGTAGACAAAGATATTTCATCTGTTAAAAGATCTGTGCTATTTATAGTTAATGTTGCTGTAGTTGTCGCCATATTTATTTATTTTATATTTTAAATTTAATCGTCTCCTTCAAAAGTTCCATAAGTGCGCATGTTGCTACTTTTTAACGTTCTAGGATTAGTATGGGATTGTCCATATGGATTACCATACTTTCTTATATTTTTCTTTCTTTTTCTAAATTCTTTATTGGTTTCCCTTTTCTTTTTAATTTTAGTTTTAGTAGTTTTGATTTTATCTTTTATATTATGAGAAATCTTCACGACTGCTTTAGCAAAATCTGAGTGTGGCCCACAGAATTTAGCTGGAGAATCTACACAAACACAAGGGCGGCTACCACATTTAGCACATTCATTTCCAAAGCCACTAAAGCCTTTCATTTTAAAATCCATATTATTTATTTTTTAAGTACTCTTCAATATCTTTTATATATTTAGTTCTGCCATTTTTTTTAATAGCAATAACTTCTTGTTTTCTATTTGGTCTATCTGATACCCAGCTAATATGAACCCAGTTAGGGTTACCATTAGGATATTCAGTACCAAATTCCCAAACCATTTGATCAAAATCTAAATTATCTTTTATATAATGATACATCTCTGCGTTCGTCTTGTGTCCAAAAGTATCATCCATATCTATAGCCTGGCCTTTCATATGTTGAGAGTATTTACTACCACCTATAGCGGTGTTAACTGGTTCACCTCTAAAAAAGCTATTTATTTTTATAGGTCCACCTACCCACTCTCTCAATGGTTCAAACAAATTTTCAGCAACTTCTTTCATGCACTTAATTTGTTCTTCATTAGGAGTGTTATCTAAACCTCTTCTATCTCCTGTTCTGCTGTAGGTTCCTTCATGCCAGCTAATATGTTTACTTATATTTTTCATAAATTTTAATTTTAATACGTAATATCTATTGGAACCATATTCCAAGCACCTCCTCCTGTTGTGTCTTGTGTTATGTTCGGATCGTTTTGTCCTTTGACACTTGTATACATTTTATCTATATATCTTTTCTTTAACTTGTAATCTTTGTTTTGATTAGCTATTTTGTAAATTTTACTAAGAGTTTCTGCATTTTTTATATCACTTCTGTAATTTTTCCAACCATCAACATTTTTAAAATTTAAATCAAAATTTTCACTAGCTACATTCATTTGAATATTATCTCTTTCGCTTATAATTTTACGAAGATCTACACCTTCATCTTTCGCTTTATCAACGGCTATTTCGTAAACTGTTCGTTCACTATTTAGTATATCACCAACTTCAGCACTAGTTTTATCTTGTTTTTTCTCAGTTATTTTCTCTAACTCATCTAAAGTTTTATTACCAACAACGAAGGTTCCAGCTGCAGCAGATTTTCCTGGATTTTTTGTAACAAAAGTCTTTACGTTTTTTGTAACCTGTGAAGGAACGTTTTTTATTAAACTAGCTTCGCTTTTTACAGCATCTATTACTTTTTTAGTCTTGCCAGGATTTTTGAAATAATTATAAATTCCTTTCAATATGTCTTTACCGTATTTAAGAACTTTACCTCTACCAAACATAGGTGGATAACCCACCACTACATTATTTTTGAGTTCCATTTTTTTGATAGGGTATTTTTTCCCATCATCACTCGTAATGTAACTAATTCCTTCTCCTTCCGTTGGATACGGTGGAACATAAGTGTTTGTACCATGCCATCCTCCACCGGTGTTGTCTGCAGGTATAGTATAGGTTTTTTTGTCGTGCATTGTTTTTAAAGGATTACTTCTAACACTGTTTAATAAATCTTTTGATTGTATTTCACCCCGTTTAATTGGGCTTCCTTTCATATAGTATGCCATAATATTATGTTTTATTTTTTATATGCTGATACATATCTCTACCTATTCTTTCGCCAAACAAAGAATCTGATTTATAGTGAGCATGTGCTACTCTTCTACTATAAGATATATCTCTAGCGTTTTTCATTAGTTTATCTCTCTTTTGTGGATATTTATCACTTAACACCATACCTATTAAATAACCTTGCGTTGAATGACCAGATGGATATGACGGTGTTTTCATTGAGGCCATTTCCATGTCTTGCATTTTTGTCTTTAGTTTTTTAGCTATCACTTTAGGTCTAGGCCTATTGTGATGTTTTTTAATTTTAATTATAACAGGAGCGGACTCATCAATAAGTTTTTGTATTAATTTATCTTCTGGTACAATTTTACTAAAAGATTTTTTAATATCATCTTTTTCTTTTATAAAATTTTCTTTAATAGGTATATTAACTAATTCTTTTATTTCACCTTTTGTAGTTATAGAATTATCATTAGGCGGTTTTTTATTTAAGTACGGTTTTATATTAAAATCTTGAAACACTGTTATCTTATTATATAGTTAACGCCAAACTTAAAATCATACCATTCTCTATTCCAATACTTATTATATTTACCTTCTGCAAATATACCTAATTGTTTATCTAACTTTCTACCAAATATAATTCCACCAGAATAATCATACCATTGATCTTCGTCTATATAATTATGATAGCTAAACTCACTACCATCGTTGTAGTGGTAAGGTAGTAAATTACCCCAAGCATGTAACCAATAACTCTTACTGTAGTTATAGTAATCAAAACCTATCACCAATGAATGCTGTATAACTCTACTTAATTCGTTTCTTTTTCTTGTAGTATAATCCGCTAGTACTTGTGGTATAACAACTTCTTTCCAAACGTCAGCACTGTTAGCAACGGTGTTTCCGCTTGGATCTTTATACTCACTATTTGCTACATCTATCGTATACCCCTCTTGTATTGCTAAGTAAGTGTAATGCAAATTGCCATTATCCAAGATCCATTCTTTTAGCGGATCATAACCGTATGGCTCTGCCAGTCTATGCGCAGCACCTATACTAAACGCTAAGTTTTTGTCTTTCTTGTATCTATACCTTTCTGATAACTCGAAATACTCTACATCAGCGAAACCATCTTTTAAATATTCTACTTTAGCAGCGAAGTGATCTATACATAAAGGTCCATCGCAATTATCATCAGAACTGTATCTAATAAAATGATGTTGGTCTATATAATCTAAACCCTGCTGTCTAGCGTAGTCTATTTCAAATAAATATTCAAAACCCTGTACTTTACCTACAGTAGCAGCGTCTGTGTAGTTAGATTCTGTACCATCGTAAAATGTTTGGGCTTTATTTTCATATCCAAACCTTGCAATTTTTCTTATACCTAAAGTAAAAGAATAATCATAAGGAGTTTCTATCATTGATGTTTGTAAACCGTCTATAACTGAAAACTGTTTAATGTCAGATATAGATGTACCACCGTTTACCGCTCCGTATATAGTAGAGAACTTTAATTGATTTTTTAAAATATCTTGAATATCATAATCATAACCTTTATAACTAAACTGTCCACAACAAGTTTTTGTAGTGGCGCAAGACATTAAAATAGTTAGTAATAATAGTAATAGTTTTTTCATTTTGTTAATCTCTTTTCTACTGTTCCGTCACTATATATAAAGAACAATATTTTATTATTACCCGGCTTTGCTGGTCTACCTAATATATCTGTTACCATTAATAATTCTTTATCTAATCTTTTTGGCAATGGGCCTGTCCAAGTTCCTTTACAATGATTGTACGTAGCTTGGCAAATTGTGTCCCACTCATTTTCGCAACAATACTCATCAACTAATATTACCCACTCGTAACAAGGATCGTTTAACCAATAAGGATTACCAGGCCCAGTAACACAACCAGCGTCATAAAGACAAGAGCTAGTATCGTGGACGTTCGCCAAGATATCGTAATTCCAAGCGTTTTGATCCATACAACCCGTAACAATTTCGATACAAGAACCGTTGTCCGTATTAGCAGTTGAATCGTAATTAAGAGCAGTAGAATCCATACACCCATAAATAAATGGTACGCAACTAAAGTCTTCTGTATTAGCTTCTGGATTATAGTTGGACATACTTGGGTCAGTACAACCATAAGTATAAGGAATACAAGGAACGAGATTGCTAGAAGCATTTGCTAAAGGATTATAATTAAACATTGTAGAATCCATACAGCCATAAACAAAAGCAATACAACTTCCATCGTCAGAGTTAGCTAATGGATTATAATTAAACATTGTGGGATCGGTACAACCGTACAAGTATGCTATACACGTATCAGGCGTATTTGCTAATGGGTCATAATTAAATGCCAAACTTTCCATACACCCATATATAACCGGAACGCACCCTCCGTTGTCTATATTTGCAGTTGAATCATAATTAAAAGCTGTACTATCCATACATCCCCACACTGCTTTTATAATACAGCTACCATCATCATAGTCAGCTACAAATCCTTGGGTATAATATTCTAAATACGAAGAATTAGTACAACCAGGTGTGTAATAACAACTACTATCACTGGTGTTTGCAACACTGTCATAATTAATAGCTAACGGATCTAAACATCCAAAAACTTTTTCTTCACAAGTGTTGCCACAATTTGTTATAATGTGATATGGTAATAAAGGCTGTATAAACGGAGGTTGTATACTTATAAGTGTATCGCCTTCTGGATTTATAAAAGTAAAGCCACATTCTATTGTTGTTAAACTAGCTTGTGAAGATATGTGGAATCTAAACGTAACAGGGTCTGGCGCAGTTAATCCTACATAATATACATCGTCAAATCCACCGGCGTGAGTAAATTGGTACGATGTGTCAGGATGTATTAACTTTAAATGAGATCCTACCCAGCCATTACCCATTAAATCATGTAATACTAACGTATAAACACAGGTATCTATTAGTTCCATTGTATTAGCATTTGGATCGTAATTGTGCATTGTGCTATCTGTACACCCAAATATTTTCAAAGTCTGACAACTACCATCGTCTACATCTGCAAAAGGGTTCCACTCTACGTAATCATCATCTGTACATCCTAATATAGGTGGACAAGAATCAGAAACAAATACATGCGAAGTATCATTACCAAACGCAGGATCAGTTCCATATATTAATGTATCATTACATTGTTTTAAATAATAAGAACCATCTTGTCCTTGCCATAAACTACCATTTAATCCGTCTCCATAAGTATCGTATATAGTAAATACTAAAGGTCCTTTTGGTATCTGAACTGGAATAACTATAGTAGCGTAATCAGGTTGAGCGTTATAACCACTTCCAGAAGCATAGGTTGTTCCATTTGTATCTTTTATATCCCAACTTGTTTCACTTTGATATTGATCTAAATTTATTATAACTTTCGCAGGCACCATTTGTAGTGGTGGTGGTTGCGGCATGCACTGTGGTACAACTCTGTTATGTATTAATCCCGTGGTAAAAGTACTAGCAGGATAATTAACTATTGTATCACCACATATAGTAATGTAATACTCGCCATTAGTTATACCATCTCCATATTGATCAAATATAACCCAAGATATATTAGTTATACTATCTGGAATATAAACAGTATCACTATTCATAGTGCTAACAGATGTATAATGACCATAATTAACAAACGCTAATGTATCTCCTTGATAAGCGTCTTTATATAAAGTCCATTTAGTCTCCCCTGGATAACTATCTGTTTTTATATGTATAATAACCTCTTTTTGAGCAAAGGTTATTATAGGTAATAACAATAGCAGAAGTATTTTTTTCATTTATTTTTTCTTTTTAGGAACACAATTAGGAACGGTTCTACCTCCCTTTTTCTTCATGCCTATCATTTCGTAACCAGTCCAACAAGGTCCCTTTTTTGTTAAAGGTGAAGATTTGTGTATTAAACCTTTTAATGGTGCATTTCTCATTTTATATATTTTTTATTTATTTAACATTTCCATCTACGTCTAGCAGCTCTACCTCTTTCGCCTTTCCAACCTTTCGATCTAGCACAAAAAGATCTTCTTCTAGCAGCATCTTTTTTAGAAGGATTTTTTTCTGTGACAGCTGTTTTTAACTTGCTGCCAGGGTTTTTACGTTTGTACTCAGCAACACCTTTAGCTGTCATACCGGCACCCTCTTCTGTTGTTCTAAAATTACGACCCTTACCCTTTGTTGTTTTTCTAGGTTCTCTACTAGCAAAAGGACTTGATTTTGTTCTGTCATCGCCTGGATTACCTCCACACATAAAGGTTCTTCTTCTGCCACAGCTTGTAACTTTAAAAGGATTATTTTTTTGTGTATATGCCATATTAAAAATCGCTCATTAATTGTTCGTCTATTTCTTCTTGTACTTCTTCTCTAGTTGCTAACAACTTAAAACTTAAATCAGCTTGAAATCTAGCGACTTCTTCCCCGTCTTTAAATATTATAATTGTAGGTACAACTGCTATTTTATATTTTTTTTGTGCTTCTGGGTCTTTAGCTATATCAACATAACTTTTAGTATTACAGTCTTTTAAAGACATAATCCAATCAGCACCGTTGTTTTTATTCCATTCTGCGTTAAAGTGTACAACTTTTATTTGACCAAAAACGCCGCCAGCAAACAACATAAAAAGCAAAACTAACATATATACACTAAATGTTCTCCATGTGACGTCTGTATTTTCCATTTAATTTTATCTTAATTTATCAATTTTTTCTTCAATACGCTTCATATCTTCTTTAATTTCAGTAACGTCTTCTTGAGTTGTCATAATAGTCTGGCGAATCATTTGATCTTTCATGTCAAACTCCATTCTAGTAACCTCATCCGGTGGGATTACCGGTAGCTCTTTTGCTTCAGCTATATCTGCCTGCAACGTAAACCACATACCAGCCAATGTAGCTACTGCAAACCCTAAACCTATTATTGTTTTTATACTTAATACGAAGCCCGTGTCTTCATTTAATTCTTTTGCCATTTTTTTAGTATACTTTATTATTATAGAATCACTTGTTTTTAACTTTATTTACTTTTTTCTTTTTCTTCTAATTGTAATATTTTATTTACTCTATCCTCTTCATACTTAAGTTTTTTTATAGCTTTACTATTTAAACCTAGTTGCATTAACATATTTATTTGATCTTTTTTGTTCATTTTAAATAAATCTATAGATCTTTGTTCTGATTCTGATGGCACGTAGTTTTCTATAGCTGTTAAAGTAGAATCTATTTTTTTAGAATCTTCATTGTAACTTTCCATTATTATATCTACTCTATCCTGTTCCTTAGGATAATCTTTTGGATTTAAGTTTAAACCTTCTATTATTTTTACTTGTTCTCTTTTGTTTAAATCAAAAATTTGTTTTATTTTCTTTTCAGTAGTTACAGTTTCATCAATTTGCTCATCTGTTTTGTCAGGATATTTTTCTCTTAACTTCTCCCTTTGTTTTTCAGCTTTTTCTTTTTCATTTTGCATTTTCTTTTCTTGCTTCTTTCTTTCTTTTATATCTTCTCCTAAAGCTTGTAAATCAGGATCTTTTATGCCTAAGTCCCAAGTGTTCCAACCCATTATTAAAGCTATTCTTTTCCAACTTTCGTTTCTTGTATCTAAAGCATTGTCTAAGTTTAACATTTTATTAGATAATCTACCAAGCGGTATATTAGTTACACCTTCTATAACGTGACCAACAGCTCCCCATACTGGATTGTCTAAAGTAAATCCTCTTTCTTTAATAATATCTCTATTAAATATTCTTGTTTGTGTAGATTGATATATTTTACGAAGTTTTGCCCCAATAGGAGGAGAAAAACTTAACGCTTGTAGTATGGTATAAGCATGATCAGATCGTGAGAAATAATCGTCATCAGTATCTTTCAGGTCTTGCTTTTTATATTCCATCAAGGTATTTTTTAACGCGCTAATAGCTTTACCACCATAGCCAAACGTTGTTAACCAAGAATCTATAATACCATTAAACATTCTATCTTTCTTTTTGTCGAGCAACTCTTCGTCTCCCTCTCCTAAGGCTGCAAATATAGCTGATTGTAAACTTGTAAAAATTACACTTTGTACTACACCATAGTAAACTATTTTAGAAACATGTGTTTTAGTATCGCCTCTACGATTTATAATATCTCTAAATGCTTTATTCATTATACGGCCATATTGCATAGGTGTGTTTGCAAAGGCTAATATTAATCTACCCAATGGATTAGCTTGTTGCTGCGATATTAAATCAGGTCTTGCTGATTGCTGTGACACCTCTGTAACCTCTTGAAAATCTAACCAAGCTTTTTGCTCTGCTTCCTGTTGAGACATGCCTTGCTTTAAATAAGTGTTAACTCTATTTCTATAAAAAGTAGCCCCACCAGATGCAATAGCAAAACTATCCGCAATTTGCGTAGGTAAAAAACCTTTATTTAATAACCAAGCTATAGAAGCTTTAATTGGGTTGTTACTACCTATAACAGCGTTTAGCAATTCAGACTCATTAACACCTCTTCTATTACCAGCTCTTCTTTGTTTTAACATATCAGAATTAAATATGTATACAAAATCTTTCCAAAATTGTTTTTGATTAGCTAAAGCAAGTCCAGCTTTTAACGGGTTGTTATCCGTCCAATTAATGTAGTTGACAGAAGATATAGTTTGTAACACAGCTGAACGTATGTTAAAGAACATGATAGCGCCAACAGAATTATTTACCCAGTTCATATATATGTTTGATAATCTATTAGTACCGCTAGGTCTGTTTCTACCTGTTTTCATACGGTAAAGTATATCTTGTAAGGCTTCTACATACTTACTGCCGTATATAGCTTTTAACTTACGCATGTTTTCCGGCGTAAACATTAAATCAACATTATTTTGCCATTCAGTAAGATACTTTCCTCTAACCTCTCCGATGGCTCCATCACTAAGCAAGTCAGCTTGTATGTTTTCTACTAACCAATACTCACCTGGCTCAGCATATCCTTTTTCGTTTTTAGATATATTACCAACCGCATTAGCAAAAGCTCTAAGCTCTTCATCTTGCTTTACAAAGTCAACTAATTCATTTAAATCTCTTTTTGATAAACCTGGCACTTCATAACCAGCTTTGTTCCATAAATAAACTCTAACAGCGTGATCAATTTTATAATTACCAATATGTTTAGGTACACCATCAAAATTTTTCAATTTTCTTTTTAAATCAGATTTAACATCTGGAAAAGTCTTAAGCAAAGCAGCAAACTCTGTAGCAGCTCTTTGCTTAGCCGTGTTTAATTCGTTTACGCCTCTAGCAAACGGATCTATTAATGTTTTCTTAAAGTACTCCATTGCTTCCTCACCTTGTTTGCCCTTAGGTAACATATTATATAGTAAACCAAGAAAGTCCTGTGCTGAAGGAGGTACTATGTCTCTAACTTTAAATTTATCACCCCTTAGTTTAGCTTGCGCCTCAGAAAATATTTTCTTACCATCAACACCTGTACTTTGTTCTATTATTTCATTTAATCTTTTACTAGCTTCTTTACTATAGTTTATTTTTACTTGTACAACTTTAGATTTAATATCTAGCTGTTCTAACACGTTCTTAACAGCTTTTACATTTGACAAAGCATCATCAACAAAATACATATCATTATACCCCTCTGCAAACTTTTCAAGCATCCACTCTGCCTTTGCTTCGCCAGTACTGTTACCTAATCCAGTTATGTTTTTATAAGGTATATTAATACCTCTTGTTTTTAACCACTCGTGTATTGCTGGCGCTGATTGAGATGGTCTAGCTGTTAGTACAAAAACATTTTGAGTTCCAAACTTCTTTATTTGGTTTCTCATTTTTTCTAACAAAGGACCCTCAATACCACCTCTAACGTTAATAAAGTCTGAAAAATCAAACTTATAACCTTGCTTAGCTAATTCAGGACCTTGAACAGGCCATTGCCCACTACTTATTTTAATAGTTTTATTGTCTTTTGTAGCTATAATAAAATTGTCCCCTTTATCAATCAACGTTTCGTCAAAATCAAAAGTACTCATACCTTTAGGATTATTATAATTAGCTCTTGCGTTTTGAATAGCTAGATCCAATATCTTTTCTTTGTTACTATTTTTTGAATAAGATATTTTTAACGTTGACTGTAAAACATTTATAGCTTTTTCTTGTGATATTTGTCCTAAAGAAAACTCTTGAAGTAAAGTATTTACAACGGCTACAAGTTCAAAAGAACTATTAGTTTCTGCGTAAGCTAAACCATAGTTTTGAGTTAATGTGTTATTATTATTTAACGTTATTTTATTTAAATTAATATTAGAATGAGCGTATCTAATTATTGGATCTGGTAAATTACTAAACCCTTCTTTAAGTTTTTCATTAATAACATCATAATATTCTTTAGGGAAACCTTCTTTGTAAAGATTGTCAATTTTCTTATTTGTAACAGAAGTTAAACCAATTTGGTAATAACTATCTTGCATAAAAGGTATTAAATCATTAATTTGATTATTAATTAAAGCCCTAAGTATTAATTCACTCATTTTGCCAGATGGAAAAAAGTGTTCACTATAAGTATTGTTAACTCCTATTCCTTGTTCTCTACCTTTAGGTATTGCCATTTGTCTTATAAAATGATCAGTCGCATACGCTTGGCTTTTAAACATAGCCGCTATTTCAGGTAGATATTTACCGTTGTCTATGTTGATTATATCTTGTAATGCGTTTAAAATAATTTCAACGCCCTCGTTATGATCTTTTATTACCTCTTGATAATAGTCTGAAGTAAAACTTCTATTTTTAACTTCACCTCTTACAGTTTTTATAGTGTGCATATCATACCAACCACCCTTGCCATAACCTCTTTTTGATCTAATAGCTAACCTTACAGATCTTATCTGTTTTTCCGTAAGATTTAAAGGATTTTTTGATTGGTATTTTTTAACTTTATTTTGAAGCTTTATTCTAGTACCTGCTTCAGCACCTCCTTCAGCTGTAAAAAACTGACCAGTATTTCTTTTTGTTCCAACACCAAAACTAGCAGCGTTTACAAACTCCCAAGGTAAATATTTTGCTAACACATCAGTTGCAAAATACTCCATTTGCGTTATATGATTTGGATTTGATGGGTCTAAAATAAGTTTTTTATTACCTAATAATTTATTTATTTTGTTAATAGAATCAAAGTCTCCTTTGTCTAACTGTTGTTTTATCCAAGAAACATTTTCATTAGCTGCTTGAGAATAAGCTAATTTAGGCTTACCATCTTTTAGTCTAATAACTTGTAGCTCCGTAAGATTAAGATATTCTTTTTCTTGTCTTATAGCTTGATTAGAGGCTATAACACCTATTTGAATAGCCATTGATCTTAAAAACGGATCAACTTTAGTGGTAGTTATAGTAGGTTGTCCCTTAACCATACCAGCTTGCTCTAACAAAAACGCTGGATCTATATGTAGTTTCTTTTGCTCTTTTAATCCTGGCCCTGTTTTTGTTCTAGCGCCTTCTGTATAAAGTACACCTAACTTAGTGTTTGCCGCGCCAGTAGCCTTACCTTCTTTTGAAGTACCTTCAGGTATTACATAGGTAATAAGCTCTATATGTTTTCTACGTATATAATCTTGAATTGCAGCTCTTTGGCTTTTAGTAAGATCTACTTCTCTAACTAATCTTAGGGCTATACTAGCGTCACCAAATAAATCTTCACATATTTTTTCTAAAACTGGAAACAACTCACCAGTAGGAATACGTTTTGATTTTTTAGCCCCATCGTGACTAGTTATTAAATTTTTAACATCTTTATAACTTGGTTCCGCAGGAAGTTTTACACCGCTTGTACGAACAATATTTTTTACATCTTCTTGTGTTTCTTCTTGTTTTAATTCTTTTAGTGCTATTTTACCTTTTCTTACTTGCTCCTCAGGCTTTGTTTCAGTTGGCTCAGTTGGTTCAGGTAGTTTAGCTTCTTGTGGTAGATTATCTTTAAACTCTTGTATTGCTCTTAATGATATAAACTTATTTATATAAGCGGCTAAATTACCATAAGTCTGTCTAGCTTCAACAAATTCATTTTGAACCATACCAACAACACTTCTGTTAGCGTTTCCTTCGTTAATAAACTTATAACTAGCAAATAATATACCGTTAATTAAGTCTTCTCTAAAATTATCTTGCTGCTTAATCCAAGCTTGTAAATCTCTAGGTAGTTGCGAAACATATCTATCATATATTTTGTTTGCCATACCACGGTACTCCTCTGCAATATCAAAAGCACCATCTTTACCTTTTTCTTGATATATATTGTTTACGGATTCTGCGTCTGATTTAGATTGAAATATTGTAAACCTTTTTTTACGTCTACGTTTTTTAGGCGCGTCTCCAGATTCTATATCTATTTGTTGTTTTATATCACCTTTTAATGTCACACCCTCTCTACCTTCTTTTATTAAAGCAGCAACACCTCTACCCGTTTCAATAGTATTGTTGTAATCTCTTATAAAATTATAAACGTCTCTAGGGTTAGCCCATTTAGCGGTAACACCAAAAGATCTAAATATACGCCTAAACATATCACCTAGTTTAGTATAAAGATTTTCATTAAATGTTACTTCGTTATAGTATATAGCGTCTGAAAACAACGTTAAAACTTCTTCAGCTTGAGAACCGTTTTCAAAGCTACTTTCTAATTTTACTCTTTGTTTTTCTAGCTTTTTAGCTAATTCTGTATTTCCCTCTTGTCTAGCTTCGTTTAACCGTCCTACTAATTCATTTATAAGTTCTATATTGTTACCGTAAGAAACTAAACGTCTTCTAAAATCACTATTTTGAACCAAGTTAGGATCGATTTTAGCTATATATTTATGTAAATTTGATCCTAATACAATTCTTATATTATCATTATTTCTAATGGTATTCAAAAGTAACTTGTGTAAAAACTCATGAGCAGCAACGTTTATATTTCCTCCTTCTGATAACGAAGCTGCGACATTAATAACAGCTTTCATACCATCAATACTCATGTTGCCATGTGTTTTTTCTTTTAACTGTTTTAATTTGTTTTCTCTTTTTGCTTCGTTAAATTTTGATTCTCCTTTTTCGTTAAGAAAATAACCTTCAAGTTCATTTAACTCGTTTTGAATAGCTCTTCTTTGTTCGTATAACTCATTTTTCTTTTTTGGATCAGTAGTTTCGTTTATCAAAACATCTAACTCCTCAACTTGTCTTATTAAATCTAATTCAAACTTTTCTACGTACTCTTCACCAGTCTCCGCGATATCAAACTCAAACTGCTCACCAAATATTTGTTTCGATATTTCTTCTACTCTAGCAAGTCTTTCATTAAAAATATCTACTTGTTTTTTATCTTTTATTTTTTTTCTAACAGGTTCTAAAACTTCGTTCTTTTTAGTTTGTAGTTTATCTATTTGTTTCTGAATTTTTATTTGTTTCTTTTCGTCTTCAAGTCCTTCTTTTTCATCTGTAAGTTTTTTTATTTTATCTTCATAACTCTCTACAGTTTCCGCTAGTTTACTATCCATCTCCATAACTAACTCCATTTCTTCAGCTATAGCTCTATCAAGAACTTCTTCCTCGTTTTTTATTGTCATGTCCTGCAACTTGTTTTCCCAATAGTTGTAAACTCTTTCTTGGTCAATTTGCTTACCAAATAAACCAAACTTTGGCATAGCTTGAGTTACAGGATCTGTTTCTTTACCTATTTGCATAAAATCAGTAAAGTCTTCTTTTTCTTGCTCTTTATTTTTTTCTGTTAAAACAACTTCTTGTGCACCGCTTTCTGGATCTGTTTTTATAACTGTTTTTTCTTCTGGGTAAGCTTCTTCGTAAGCTTGATCAGGATCGGTAGTTACTTCTTCTGTAGTTGTTTCTTCTGGCTTAACCTCTACTTTTGTTTCTTCTGGCTTAATTTCTACCTCTTTTTCTTTTTTCTTTTTCTTTTTTTTATCCTCTAACATTATTATAGTCTCATACATCACCATTTTAGATGATTCTGGAACTACATACTGGCCGTCCTTATCCGTCTCGATTGTATACTCGTTGTTTTTAAGCTGGTCTCTTAATTCAGGATCGTTTCTTAAAGCGTCTTTCATTTCCTGTTCGGATTGAAAAACTCTAGTAGGTTTATTTTTTATTTTTATTCTATAAGGAGCGCCTTTAGCCATATTATTTCTTTTTATTTAATTTACGTCTAATTTGAACATAGTTACCAGCGCCAAAAGTTAAAGACGTAACTGTCATCGCTATTCCCATTTCTTTAAAAAACTGCGGATCAAAATTACCTTCGTTGTCAATAAAAGCCTCGTTCATTGGTCTACCCATTATTAAACTAGACAAAGGTTGGTTAATAGTTTCTTCAGCTATTTCAGAAAGCAAACCGTTCCAACCTAGAGAGTTTTCGGTTATATATCTTAATAAAGATTTTTTATTAGCTTTTAAATTCTTTGTTGTTAACCAATTAGTATATTTTTTTGTACCCATAAACTGTTTTAATACAACTGCTTGCATAAAGGTTTTCGACCCTGCCAACTGGTCGTTTGTCATATATTTAAAAGCGCCAGGTAAATAACTACCAATTCTTTCTGTTGCCATTTCTGCCCAACTAACACCGTATGCTCTTGCAAAAGCTATAAAAAAACCGTCTGGATTTTGGCCAGTCCATTTAGCGCTAAACTTTGATTTTTTACCGTTATTAGCTGTGTAAACTTCTCCTTCTTCTAAATTATCAACACTTGTTGTACCATCTAGCGCATTGTATATATCATTAGCCTGTTCCGAAAAAGCAAACTGCATTTCGGGTGTCATGTTTTCAATAGTATACTTTATATACATTTGTGGATTAACTGCTGTTTGAGCACCAGTTCCTAATAACCAAGACAAAGTGTTTTTAGTTTTAACAGAAAACGCTAACGCGTTGACTCCAAACATTGATGCGCCTGGATTTAAAAGTCCACCTTTAACAGATGCATTTAAAACTTGTTTACCATAATGTAAACTAGCGCCTTTACCCCAGGTAAAAGCAGGGCTTGATAAAGCAAATTCCGGTAGATAAGGTAACATATCAGCTGTTATTTTACCAGCGCTATAAGCGGTGCTACTCTCACTAAATATACCATCCATCATGTTTTTCAAGGTGTACATGTCCATCATAAGTTGATCTGATGCTGTAACAGGACCCAACTTATTTAATTGTTTTAACTCTTCTTTTTCGTTACTACTTAATTTAATACCTCTTGATTTTTTAAAGTTTAGAGCATCTCTTCTTTCTACTGCTCTTATTCTTTCTGCAGAGTTTTTTATATACCTAGAATCGTTTATACCCACAATAGAACCTGCGTACGGAAGATACTCATACCACTTGTTACTTGTAAAACCTTTCATAAACGATTCAAAACCACCGTCTTTTTTAAACAAAATGTCTTCATCAGCATTTATAACCTCTTCAGCAAAACTTCTTAACAACTCTAATCTTTTTTTATCTTTTCCACTAGCTTTATTTATCATATCGCTAAGATTTATTTGTTCTGGCGACACTAAATCGCGCGCAAAATCTTTTAATGCAAAAACACTCCAAGCATAAACAGGACCACCAACCTCTGTTGCTACCCCAGCGTCAACATCTTCTTGGGTTGCTTTTTGAGTGTAATCTTTACGAAAAGCCAAGTGATTGTGAAACATTGAAAAATAAAATTCATCTCGAAGCTTGAATATCATATCTCGACGCTTACTTAGACCTTCAAGATCTCCTTTTTCAACTGGGTTTGATAACATTATATATTCTTTTAAACCTAACCATATATTGTCTGTTATCATAGCCTTGTCATAAGTATTGGCGTTGTGAAAACCAGAGCTTTTTAATTTTTCATTAATAAAATCTGTAATATTTGAATCAAGATATTTATATTCTGGTTTAAATTTCAAAGAATAATTTTTCATTAATTCTTCTTGAGTTGACTCTGCTACTGCTAATAATTTTTTATAATCCTCGTCGTTTTCATAGTAGTAATTCGCTCTTGAAGAATAATAAGCGGCAGCATCTTTATAGTCAATTCCTTTTCCAAAATCACTATCATAAATTTTAAGTTTAATACCAGCCTTTTTATATTCGCTTATAATTCTGTCTATATTCTCTTTACTTTGATCTTCTATTACAAAAAAACCATCTCCGTCTTCAGCGTCGCCAAGAAACTCACTATAATCGTTTAAGGCTTTATGTTGCCACCAGGTTTGAGCTACTTTGTTTGTTTTATTTCTAATTTTTTGTGTATCTTTGTCAAACTTTAATTGAACATCTTTCATTAACTCTTTTATTTCTTTCTCGTACTGCTCAGCTTTTAACATGCCCTTTGTCTCCATGTAGTCTGTTATCGTAAAGTCTTCCTCCGTAGGGTTTCTATATACAGCTTCTTTAGACATACTAGAATCTAAGTTGAATATTATAGAAAAATCTACATTTTCTCCTTTTTTGTAAATATTAACGTTAATTCCTTTTTCTTCAAGCTGTTTTAAAACAGAGTTTGGAATTTCAAGTGGTTTTCTTAGTCTAATTCTATCTGATTTAGTTCCGTGAACATTTGAAAATGCTTTTTTTAAAACATCTCTTACTTTATCAATATCCTCTGGTGTTTCTAAAGCCTCAACAATATTACTATTTTCAATAACCCTCTCAACCTCTTTGTTTACTTTTTCATTTAACTCTTGTTCTTTAACTTGATCAATAGAGCTAGATACGTACGTGTCTATTTCTGTATCTGAACTAGCTGTCAATAAAGGGTCGTTAATAATACTGTTTTTTACAGCGTTATATTCGTACTCGTAGTATTTATCTTCAAAACTTTCTATTTGTTCTTCACTAGCTAACTCTAAGTTTTCTCCAATAATAGGATTGTTATTTTCGTCTACGTTTTCTTGTATGTTATATATTTCATATTTAAAATCACCGTTTTCACCTAAAGATCGTCTAATACCATCTATCTCTACATACTCGTTGTCAGTATCTAAACCAAAAGTTTCGTCGTTATAAACTCTTAAGTAATCTAAATCACTACTATATTTATTTTCTTTTCTTTTTTCAAGCTCGTCTTTGTAGTCACTTGTTTCATATGTTTCAAAAATCTCGTCGTCATAATAACTTATTGGACTTGTCGAGTTAGAAGGAACAACGCTGCTACCAAAAGAGTAGTTAGTAAAAGAGTTTTTATTAAATTCTAAAAATTTAAATTGACCATATTTTTGTTTGTGTTCTTCTGTAAACCATTTAGGAACCTCCCTTTTTATAAATTTACCAAACTTAATCATTGAAGGTTGTTTTAGTAGCTGTGGTGAATAGGCTTCTTCACCCATACCTCTACTAGTTCTTTCGTTTTTTAATGTATTTAAAAGATGATCTTTTATAATTTTTAACTCTTTTTGACTGTATTTATCAGAGTCTACAAAAGGTTTAAAAGCAGATTCTAAATCTTGGTTCATAGTTGTTGTAACATCTACTTGTTTTTCTCCTAAAATATTACCATATATTTCCTCGTACTGATTTCTTATATTTTGAATCTGTTTTTTTATGTTTATTTTTTTGTTTTCTTCCTCTTGTAATGTTATAGGTCTAATATCGTCTGCCATAGTGTATTATTTATTTATTCTACTCATTAACTCTATCGCAGTACTTTTTTCTTTTTCTGTTTCATAAGAAGGATCAAACGCTCTTTTTAACTCATTAGATATATTTTTATGAAGTCTAGTGTCGTAAGTAGGATCAAAAGAAAACTTATCTATATTGTAATCAATAGGTAAATTTCCGTTTTCATCAGCTTCTTCTATTAATATTTGCTGTAGTCTATAACCTCTTGAAGGCCCATTAGGATCTAAAGTTGGGTCTGCATCGGACAAAATACTTTTCCAATTATTTTTTAATAAGTTACTTACAAAAAAATCTATATCAAAAGGCGGTGCTACGTCCATGTCGTTTTTAGACTTGAGTAACTCTTGTTTAGCTTCGCTTAAAGTTTGCATCCAATCCCCTACTGTAACCCAGTCTCTTGTAATTTCATTTATTTTTTTACTGACACGAGCTTGTGAAGTAGGGTCATAAGCAGAAACAACAACATTCATGTTGTCATCAAAAGATATTTCACATAGCTCTGTAAAAGCATTGTCGTCCCAACCGTGATCTGTCCAGTTTGATCTTGTACGAAGATCAGCAGCATGCTCTTCTTTAATACTTTTTAATACATCTAATTCTTTTGATATTTTATATATACCACTTTTTAATGACGCTGCTAAATCTTCATTTCCATTTTGTTTTGCAACGTCACTCATCTGTACCAATGTTTTTATATTTTCATTTATTACAGCTTGGTTTTGAGGCCCATGCACTTCAGATGACAAAGATTTGTTACCATACGGTAAATTTTCATAATAAGATTCTATTACATCTAACTTTTTTGCATCCATATTTAATTACTTTTTTTTGTTCTTTGAACATCAATTTTATCATAATTTACACCATAATAACCATTGTCCATAATTCCTACAGCGTCTTTTCTACCTAGTTTTAATAAATCTTGAGCTGTAGTTCCAGAATATTTTCGTTTACTACCTATATAATTAAAATTATAAATAGGTATTCCAGATCTTGAAGTTCCTGTACGTTTTACATTTTCTTTTAACCTAACGTCTGAAGCAATAAGAGGTATTGCAGCACTAACAGCACTACTTAAAAAAGAATCTCTCGATGCTCTTGCTTGATCTCTAGCAGCGTCGGCATATTTTTTTCTATCTTGCGCAAATTGCAACTGCTTGTCAACTTTAGCAAAATCAAACCTTTCTACCATAGCCTCTCCTTTTCTTTCTGCTAAATCTATTTTAGATTCCTGTGTTCTAGTTAACTGATCTATTCTACCAGCTTCAGCTCTTGCTCTTAATTCATTGGCCTGCTCTTGTTTTCCTATATCAATAGATTGCTGTCTAGCTTGTTGTACTCCTTGATTAGCTAACACTTGAGCTAAACCAGCAACACCAGAAGACCCAGCCGCTGCGGACATATTATTCATTATATTAGCCATATTTTGCTGAGATTGCTCTCTAGCATAATCAGCGGCTTGTAAATTAACTTTAGTATCTTCATATACATTCTCCATGTCAGCATAAGGATTTTTCATACCCGCATAAGGGTTTGTCATTTTTTGATTATCCCATTGCGTCATCCAATACTGATGATCTTCATTAGCCGCTCTTTGTTCTCTTCTTCGTTTCTTACCTCCAAAAAGCAAACTAATAAATTTATTAGGAGAGGTTTTTGTATTCTCTTCTAATCTTCTTTTATTTTTAAAGTCTGTATATTTCATAATTTTATTTATTTTATCTATAATTACACTTTTTATGCGTTATTTACTACTTATAAAAACTTCTGATCCTATTGAAAATATTTCATTTTGTATAATAGTTGGATCAACACCTGTTATATTTCCATTTTGATCGTTTTGTGCAACGATGTCTGTATTAGTTAGTTCTAAATGTACTTCAGCAAAATAACCTAACAAAGTTGATAAATTTGCTCTACTATCTTTTCTAAATAAAAACATTGAATTTTGTAAGTTATTTAAAATACCAAGATTATCTAGTTCATTTACAGTTGTATCTACAACTATAGAAGTTTCACCTATTTCAATTACAGGTCCTAATTCTATAGGTGTTACTATATTATTAGCGTTTGTTATAACAACAAAAGCCATGTCACCAATTTGTAAAGAGTCGTTTATTGAGTTGAAGTGTATTCTATCTGCCATTTTTTTAATTTATGCTGCTACTCCTACTGATAGTAATTTATCTAAATCTAAATAAACAGTAGTGTTAGCTGTTGGGAATTTTTTAATTAAAGCTTTACCTGTTATAGTATATGTTAAAGCACATCCAATAATAGTTAGTTTTGTTTTGTCTGTTAAAGTTTGAACCGACGTCATTACTAAACCTCCAGCTCCGTCAGAAACATCGATAGCTGTTATTTTGTTGTCTGCTAAATTGTTTTTAACACCAAATCCCTCTATATAAGTACCATTTGTCGCGTCAACACCTATACCGTATGTACCAGAAACGGTCACAGTGTTACTTGAGCTTATAGCCCCTCTAACTAAAGTTGTGACTGGTGTAGCTACTATTTTTAAGTCTTTAAACTCGACTTCTAAACCATTGACGTTTTGAAAAATATCAGAACCATAGCCTTTAAAAGTTAAAGTAACACCATCTGCAAAAGCTTCATTTTGATCCATTTTTATATAAGGCTTACCCCTTTTTTGAGGTTCAGAAGCGCTTCCTGAATAAACACCTACTTTTATTAAAGCTGGCACACCCGTGATTGATCCACTGCTAGTTCCAACTACTTGCATACCAACAGAAAGATTACTAATAGAGTCCATAACGTAATTAGCGTGAGAAGTACTACCATCTCTTTCTGGTTCATCAACCGTCTGTGTGGTTTGAATGTAAAAATCACCGTCTTCTACGGTTGTTTTGTCTTGAATAAAACCAAACGCCACTGCGTCGTCACCGTCGTTTACAACAGGAAAGTTAATATCAACTTCTTGTTGGGTTGCAACTAAAGGGGACTGTGTAGAAGTTGCTGTTTGGCTTAATGATCCGCTTGTGTATTGAGCAGCTGTAGCGGCTATAGGTTGAAACGTTACGGTTACATTAGCTATTTGTCTTATATCTGTTTGGTACAAAAGTTTGTTAAACTGTCTTGCTACTGTTTCAGTGCCATTAAAATAATCTCCAATAACGTTAGGATCTATTTCTGTTTCATAATGTGGCTGTGCAAGTAGTATAATCGTATAAGTCTCACCATCTGCATCAGCTGGAAAATTTATAGAATTACTATATCTACCGCCTTGAATCTTTTTTGATAATTTTAATCTTGTGTTATCAACAAGAACAGAGTTAGCAACAAAAAGTTTAGTGGCCCAATTGTAATATCTTCCATCAGAGGTTTTTACCTGCATATTAAAAGCGGCACCTTCGTCACCTGTAATTTTAAATGATCTAGCTTGCTCTAACGCAGATAAATCATTTGTGTCTATTTGAAAGCCAGTTATTAATTTCATATATTTTCATCTATTTGTATTGCCACGCCTAGTCCTTGAAAGTTTAAAGCATTTACATCTATATCTTGTTGTCTACCTATTATATAGTTAAACCACTTATCTTCTTTTCTTATAAACTCATTTACAGTACCAGTCTGCATGTTTGTTCTTATAAAGTTTGATCTCCAACCCGGGTTACCCTCGTAATTCAGCGTGTTAAAACTTTTCACCATGTCTGGTTGCATGTTTAAAACAGCTGTAATAGTAGATGGTGCCTGCACTCCGTAAAAATTATTTCTATTCTGTTGATCCTCTTCAATATGGTGTTGAAAAAGTTGACCGTTAAACGTGGTAAAATAATTATTACCCATACTTAAACCTGTGTCAGGTATAAAAGACTTAAAACTAATCCAACCTTTAACATTCTCGTTGTAAGACAACGTTAAGCCTTCTGTGTCATTTTCTAGACTCCCACTACCTCTATTTAAATTTTGCAATTCAGATTTTAAGGTTATATTGTAATTATTTTTTCGGTCGTCATAACTTCCCAATATAACTTCTGAATTTACTAAGTTATCTTTAAAAAAATCAGACATTCCAGCAGAAGATATTGGTGTTATACCGTCCATTGACAATCTTAATACTGAACCTCTTTGTTTGTCTGCAAAATAAGCTCTGTAAGATTCTTTGGCAAAAGATTCTGGATTTTTAGATATACCGTAATCTCCAACAAAAGGATTTGCTTCACCTAAAACTTTGTTGGTAGCAACTAATTGTGAGTTACCATCGGCATTAAACAAAGCATCTTTAAACGCTAGTATCTTCACAACTCTATCTTCACAAAAAGACACTAAGTTTATTCTTCTTTGAAACAACTTTTGTATACTACCGTAAGTTGGATTTAAGTCTTTTGTAATTTTTTCAGCCTGTATAAATTGATTTAAGTTGTTCACGCCACTAGTTGAGTTGTATATACCAGAATATATTAATCCATTTTTACGGTTTTCTTCTTTATATTGTTGTTCTATTACAGCTGAAGCCTTAACACCTTTATTTATTACCATAGAATTAAAGTCATCTCTTATTCTACTTGACTCAACACCGTTTCCAAAACTAAAACAATCGTAATATGGGAGACCAATTTTTCTTCCATACCCGTGAGTTTGAAACATTAAAGATACTTTTGTAATATAATGCCCAGTTATTTCTACTACTGAAAATATCCTGCTAGTAACATAACTTCCGTCTTCTCTAAAAAACCTTATATATCTATTTTGATATTTTGATGTTTGCGCACTTAATCCAGCAGAGTCGTTTGTAAACGCAACGCTTGTATCTACGTTTAAACCTGGGGAGGCTATTTCAACTATATTGTAAGTTCCGTTACTTGTGTTAGCTTCCCAATTTGTTATTATTAAAGAAAGGCCCTCTGCATTACCAGGAAAATCTGGCATGGAGTTTGATTTATTACACCATACTCTTGATCCTATAGGCGCGTAAATTTCAGACGTTTGTTTATTTTTATCAAGACTAATAGGTATAGCTCCACTAGCTTCATAATAAATATCTAAATCAACATCGTCTTTTTGTTCTGTTTCCCATATAGCCGGTGTAATAGCTGAATCTGTTTCTCCTTCTGCTGTTGTTTCTTTTACAAATCTTATATTTAAAAAATCATCTACGTCTGGAGTAGAATAAATACCAGTATTAAATTGAGGATCTGTTGGGTCCTTGTCTAGTTCTATTACATATAACAGTCTTCGATTTGTTTTATGTCCAAAAGTTACTATAGCGTCTTTTAATCCATCTCTATAGACAGCTGCGTTTCCACTACCACTACTGAACGCCGTGGGAGTTGTACTTCCCCATAAATTATACCAATATTCAACAGAAGGAGAAGCAACTAAATTAGATGGGTTGACAAGATTGTTACCATCAAAAACTTTTATACGTTCATTAAAAGCTGTGTGATTATAAAGCCTTTTTACTCTTACTTTATTTATTGTAAAAACTTCGTTACTTCCTAAAAATTTAAATTTTGCTCCAGGTATTATTTTGTCCGCGATTGCTTTTTGGTTAACATTTTTAATTTCCCACTGACTGTTGTGGTTGTCTACACTTGTTTGAGTTACCCCTGAGCCAACAGTGAGTGGCCTGGCTCCATGACCAAAGTCTCCTCTATCAATACCTTGCCAGTTCATATATTGAGAGTTCATAGGTCCGCTAAAGTTTCCGTTGTGTAAATTGTTACCTACAGGACCAAAAGAAAGATGTAAGTAAAAAGTACTTGGATTATTAGGATCGCTAGGTTCGTACGTATCGTCCCAGCTAGAACCACCGTTAGAATTTCTCCATTTACGCGAACCGGTATAACTACTTACTCCATCTATATTTATAGCTCCTTCAATACTATCTACTACAGAACTCGCATTAACACTGCTACTGCCCTTCCACGTTCCACCGCTCCAATCTGCTCTTGTAGCACCTGTTTGTCCACTAGGATCAGCTGGATCTATAGGTTGTCCAGCAGCCATAAAAGTTCTATCTATAAAAAATCCAGATGCTAATTGAGCTGTTCCAAAATCTAATAAATTAGTCCAAGCACCTATAGTATCACTTTTTTCTAAACCGTGTAATGTTTTTGTGTTTTCTGTATAAGCCTCTGAAGAATTAGCAACACCATCTCTGTGGTCTTCACCTGAATCATAATCGGCTTGATCATCAGCAAAATAATAAGCAGGTAAACTACTTGTTATTTTGTAACTTGTTAATTCGTTTATTAAAGGTTCTAAATACGCTGATGTTATTGCGTCTGAAATAATTTTTACAAAAAATCTACCTTCAAACTCTCCAGAGTCCTTAGGTATAAGTTTTAATATTTTTAATTTTAAACTAGAATTAATCAATCCAGTGGTGTGGCCAAAATCATCTGTTGTTGTTATTACTTTGTTTAGTTTTATTCTATACTTAGGATCACTTGTTGTTTCGTCAACTTCTTCTATAGATAAAATTTCATATCTTTCTGAGAACATTGTGTTACCACCCACATTTATAGAAAATTCTAAACCAAGTTTATCTGTCTCTTCGTGTAAATTACCAGTACCGCCGTTATCTGTCCACACTTCTTTAAATATTATCAACTGATCTTCTCCTGCTTGTGGAATGTTAACACCCGTGCTGTAGCCAGTAAACAGAGTACTAGGACTAGCTACATATCCTATATCTATCATTTTGAATTTTATGTAGTCTGGCGCCTCAGCTTTTATATCAACAACTTTAAATTTATTGTTAATAGGTACTTGTAGTTCTTGGTTTGCTTGTTTTTTTAATACTAAATAATCTTCTTTTTGAACTTTATTAATGTCTGAAGAGGGAAATGAAATCCACATGTTTTCATCATCTTGTGCTCTATAAACTCTATCCATTGATAAGTTGTAATATTCACCTGAATTTTGTTTTATAAAAAACTTGTAGTATTTAGCAAAAGCGGGTTGCGTGCCAACCAACATTGGAGAAAGCTGTATTGATCTACTTGCATTTCCATTAAACTCAGGTGTATTATCCGCATCATAAGGTATCTTTATAGAAGCGTCTCTACTTGTAAAAACAGGTGTTTCTCTACCGTACTCATCTCCGTAAACAACACCCACTTGATAAGTTCTAAATGTTTTTAAAGATTTTTGACCATTAGAAAAATCAACAATATCATTATCTAAATAAGACCTCTGTCTATAGCTAGTAATTATTTCAGGTTTAACAACGTTGTTGTTTACATCTACCATATTATAACCTTGGGTATAATTACCATAAACCAATCTATTACCGGTTATTTCTTGAGCCAAAGCTTTTTTAGGAACATTGTCCCAAGGTCTAAGAAATTGATTTGCTGGCAAAGCAGCGTATATATTTTCTGTAGAAACAATGTATTTACCCATATAAGAGGTTGGTAAACTTATTGAGTTTATACTAGGTAAATTATTGACTAAATTGTTTGAGTCGTATATTTCTACACTAGGAGCGGAGTTTTGATTCCAATAGTTGTTAGTTTCTCCTGTGGGAATAGGATCGTTAGGTTTTATAGAATCTAAAGAATAAATAGAAGTAGAATCTTCTTTTTTAAAAAGTATATCTATTTGAACAACGTCTTCTGGTATATCAGGCGTAACAATATTTAATAAATCTATTGTCTCGCAGTTATTTTGCATTCCTAAGTTGTAAGTATTTTTTGTTGGATGAAAAGAAAAAGATGAAGCATTAAAAGCAACTTCTGAAAAAGGTGAAAACGCAGAATACTCTCCATCTTCATATTTCCATCGAGTTGCAAATCTTACAAACTTATCTTCAAAAAGTCTACTACCTTCAAGTTCTGATATAGCATTCATAAATACACCTGCTGTAGTTTTGAAAGCTAAACCAGGAACGTTTGGATTAGGTGGCGTATCAAATTCCGCCGCGTTATTTGGAACACTAATATCTATACTTTCTACTTCAACTTGATACTCTGTAAAACCAGGCGTACCTATTTGATCAAAAATATCTACTATAGTACACCTAACCTCAAAGTTTGTGGGTAGAGATCCAGGTGTGTTAACTTGACTAAGCAACAAAGCGTCTCCTACGACATAACTAGCAGTAGATTCAAAATTAGCAAAATTAGCATTAGTAAAAAAAGCGTCATTAGACCCTGCAGCGCCTTGCGTATAACTATTTTCTGGTATTGGAGTATAAAAACCCGGATCTGGACCACTTGATAGATGTAATCTTGTTTGATTATTTCCAAATGCTTGCGTCGTTAAAATGTGCGTGCCTTGTGGAAAACCAGGCATTGTGACTAAATCGCCAGCGTTTGCATTAACCGCGTTGTCAACTATTATATGGTTTCCAGCTGTATAAAAGTTACTAGGCAATGGGCCTAACTCAGCTGTATGTTGTATAACAAGATTATCCATCCAAGTAGCAACACCTCCACCGGTTTCCCCTATTATATTGTTACCACCATTGTAAAAAGCTAATCTTATTAAACCGCCGCTGTGGGTTGACGGTACTGTAAAAGTATATGTGTAACCAGTAGTTAATCCAGGCGTAATAACAAAATCATGTTTATCTAGTTCTATCCAATTGTTTCCAAAAAATGGGACCTGTCCAGGACCAGCGCCGGTTGAGTAATCTAATAAACCAACAGTTATAGTACGGTCGTTAGTATCTCCAGATGGATTATCTAAATTAAAGTCAAAAGTAACTGTTATTTGATCACCTTCAACGTATGACCTTTCGTCTGGATGATTATATGGACCGTTGTCAGGATCACTAAACATTTTGAACCTAAAATAGGCTTGAGTATTATCTGTATGAGAAGTAAATGGGTCTACTTTGTCCCAGACAAGATGCCCCTGCGTAGAATCATGTAAAAAATCGGGCCCGGCCCCGTTAGGAGCGTTACCACTAGGGTCAGTATCATCGTAATTATAAAAAGTAAAATTATCTAACGTAGTAGGATCTAAATTAAACTCACCTATGTTAGAATTACTACCAGTAAAGTCTGTGGGAGGTGTTATTAGATTTGTGGGTTGAACAGGAGCGTCTCCTAATTCGCCTATGATTTCAACTGAAGTGTTAGGACCAAAACCACTAGCGGTTCTATTTATTCTAACATAAGAAATATCACCTGTACCTACTAAATTTATACCATCCCCGCCGTGATCAAAAGGGTGGCCGGCCGTATTAGTATTACTTACAGAGGTGCTACCTTGAGTAAAATCGCAATTAGCTAATATTTCATTTTGTCCAGCGGGAGGATTTATTTTAATTATCGGTGATAGTGTAGGTCTTTTTTTTATAACTGTAATGTGTTTTTCAACCACCTCTACATTAGTTATAGTTTCATTAACAACTAACTTAGTATGTGTGTCGTTGTTAACGGTTCCTTGTTTAGATCTTTTTATGTTTATTTTTTTTGGTTCAGATTCATTGTCTGTCCACATTAAAATATCGTCTACTATATTTATACCTGTTATTAAATTATTTGCAGAAAAATTTAAAACATTTTTATTTGTATCTACAAATACCGGAGTTGTAGTGCCGTCTAGTTTATACTCAAGTATAATATCTTTATTGTCACTAAAAATAAACCAATATAAAACATCGTTTTTTTCATCAGCAATACTTCCAATACAGCTAGGATTTACAAAAGTATTATCTATTTCATTTTCAACTCTAATATTACCCAATATATTTTGTGCTGCTCCCACCTCTGATTGTTCTGATGTGGAAACCTGTATGTTCATCGCATCCCTATATTGTCCATTGGGTACAAGTCTCTCGTCAAGGTCTTTATTCATTTTACCTTGAGAAAACGTGTTTTTTATTTCAGCCATCTATTAATGTTTTATATGTTTAGATTTACCTCGTAATATTCTAGTTAATTCTTCTAATTTAAAGTTTGATAATCTTAACTTAGCGTTTCTTACGGCTGCAAATTTTTCTTTTTTAAATCTTTGCACTAAATATTCTTGTGTGTTAGATTTAGTAGATAACACAGCGTGTGCTATATACTTATACATTGCTTCTTCTGCAAATTTATGAACCTTCATTTCTTCGTTAGTGCCAAGACCATCACTTATATAATCTAATATTACAGTTTTTCCAGAAATATTAGAACTAAAATGAATTAAACCTTTTAAATTATCTATATAAAAAGATCCATTAGCTTGAGCGTGAGCGGGATCTATACCATAACGCTGACCTTCATAAGTGTTAAATATATCGTCATCATACTCATAATCATCAGTTTTTAAATCTTGAGCAGAGTGGCTTTTAAAATTAGTCCATGTTGTAGAATCTCCGGTGGTTTGTAATTTAAACGATATATCATCATAAGTTAGTACTATATCATCAATAGCATTAGTACCGTTAGAAGCAGAACTTGTTGTTTGACCACCATCACTTACAACTAGTAAATAAACAGTATTTAACCCACTAACATCTACATCTTCTAAAGTTGCGTCTGCAGATAATGATCCAGAGCCATCGTTAAATTCTATATAACTAGGTAAACCGGCTGTGGTTTGTAAATCAAAAACAAGAGGGTCTAAGTTTCTTGAAGGGTTAGTTGGTAAATTTGGATTTGTTCTATTTGGATCGTAACCACTTGTTCCTGATGTCTGGTTAAAATCTATAAAGTTAGACAAACCAATTCTAACTACACCAGCGTTTTTACCTGTACTAGCAGCAGAAGACAAACCTTTAGCGGTTATTGTAATCGTATCTATTTCAGAAACGTCTATTTCTTGCCATATTGCAAAGTGCCTACCAGAATACACTCCGTTTAAAGCTTGAGTAGTATGCGTCCACTCGTATTGTCCATTTGTAACTCCCAAAGCAGAACCAAATGAACTTCCATGATGCGGCGAAGATGACCAACCTCCAGTTTGTCCAAAGGACTCACTAAAATCACCGTTGGTAATTAAAGCGGTGGTTGGTATTGAAAAATCGTACCTACCGTCGTCGTGTTGTTGTATTTTAAAAGGATTTGATGTTAAAGAAGTTGGATATATTATACGCTTTACACCAGCATCGTCAGACCAAGATAATTTGGTGTAATTTACATAATCATGAGGCAACATCATTGTTAATGAGGGTGGCAGTACTATTTCTTGAGACTTGAAAGATTTAAATGTATCAAAAGATAATTCCGCTAAAGCTCTTTGAGCATGAAAAGCAACATCGGTTCTTTTTGCTTTACTTATAATTTTTTCTTCACCAACATAAACTATCATAAATTGGTTTATAATATCTTGTAGTGAAACAAATTGATAATTACCTTGTTCTGAACCTTGATAATAATCTCTTTGAGTAGTGTTATCTAATAATCCCATTTATTTATGATTTTTCTTGTTGAATATTTTTATTGTCTTCTCCTACGCCTATTTGATATAAGCCAGGATCTTTTATTGTAATACCAGCTAAGGTTAATATTTTTATAACTAAATCAGTTTCTTCAGAAGCATGTAATTCAAAATCATTATAATCAGCAGCTTGAGGATTTGCCATTGCAGACCCGTTAACCATTACAAATGTCCAGTTAACTAAATTAGGTCTTCTTATCATAATCATGTTGGTAGAATTTACTATGTCTCCATTATCGTCAGTTTCAGCTATGTCAACTGAATCACTACCAGTTAGGTTTGCGTTGTCAGATCTAAGTGTGCCGTTGTTTAAAATTAAAATATTACGACCTCTTATTACGTACACTGGTCTAGTTGTTGATGGTCTTGTTAAAGGAGACTGTCTAACGTTATTATAGTCTTTAACATTTAATCTTTCACACTCTGTACCTCTTATTCTAATTTGTTCTACTCTATAAAGATTATCTGGAAGTTCAAAACCAGGTCCGTTAGGAACTAACTGACTCATAAAATTACTTCCTCTTGCTTCGTGAAATTGTGATATTTTTTCTTCTAATATTGTAACCATATCAGAATGTACAGTGTCATTACCGGGTAATCTTCTAAATTGATTTAAATCATAAAAGTATTGTTCAAATATATCCATTTGAGCGTGATTAGCTAGTAAATTAAATTCTTGAGGAGTTATATATCCCCTTTGTTCTTTATTGGCTAACGCCAAAACTCTTTGATACACTCTATCTACGTTTACCATAATTTTTTTTAATTTGTAGTTTGTAATCGCCCCGTAGGGCGACTACCACTACAGTTTGATTAATCTTTTAATCTTTTTTCTATACTTTTGTATACTTCCATACCTTCGTCGGTTTTAAACCAAGCAGCTAAGGCTGAATATGGGTGCTCATCAAATGGAACTGTCATTAGTTTTCTATCGTTAGATCCCCACACAAACGTTCTTTGATCTTGAGATAACTTAATAATTCCACCTTCAGTAGCTCTAATACCAAAGTTTCTAAGCATTACGTTTTCATCTGTAACTAATTCTAAGAACAATTTAGGATTGTTTCTAGCATATAGTAACAAATCACGTTTAAGTTCCTTAGAACTCATCTCTGTAACCGCAGAACCATACTCTACTCTTAAAACAGCTTCAGCCATATCTATGTCTAGATTTCTAGCAGCGTTTAAAGCATCAACTTCAAACTCTAACCAATCTAATTGTGATTCAGCTTCAACAACAGGTTGCCACTCATAAAAAGCAACATCTTTCAATGGATGGTATAAAGAAAGTAGTTTTTGTAACGTCTGTTTTTGTCTTGGAACGTGTAAAGCTCCGTTTCTAAATACTATATGAGAAAGTCTTTGATCTCCTTTCATTTCATCAACAAAACAAGTTTTTTGATTTTCACAGTATTTTAATTCTCTTTCGTATCCTTCTTTTTCATCAAACCAGTATATACCAGCAGATTTTATTGATTTAGATAAAGGTTTATCTTTTCCTTTTAAATAATAAACTCTATCTTTTACCTCCCAAACATTTTTCTTTGGTGTTTCAACTGGTTTTGGTTTTTCTAGTACAACTTCTTCAGTTGTTTCTATAATTTCTTTTGTTTCTTTTTTCTTTGCCATAATATAATATATAATAAAATTAATAAAATAAAAGGCCGAGGCCGAAGCCCCGGTCTTTTAAAAATTGCTTACTGCATTAACATAAAGTTGTTAGCACCTTGAGTAACTAAACATCTTTCAGTTAACATGTGTATTTGCATCGCATCTAACGCAGACGTAGCAGCACCAACAGAACCAGTAACCCAAGTTTTGAAGTATCTGTTATCTGTTTGTGAAGCTCTAAATCTAACGTGTAAGAATGGACGCTTAAGGTTTTTACCTAACATTTGATCATAAACTGTAGAAGTACCAGCTGGGATAATAACCCCTCTAACAGCGGCAGATGTAGCAGCTGCATTAATACCTCCTCTAGTAGCTTTGTCATTTAAGTATCTCCAGTCAGACTTGTAGAAGTCATAAGAACCTCTTCTAAATCCAGAGAAACCTAAGTTAAGTGCCATGTCCTCTGAGTTTTGGAATACTCCATAAGAAGTACCACCAGCTCCGTAAGAGTTCATAGAAGCTAACATGTCATCCATAGCTAGAGATGTAGCCCTGTTTACAAACATCATGTTTTCTTCAATAGCTCCTTGAGAGTCAAACTCAGCTAAAATAGCATCGAACTCAGCTAAATCAGTAGCTGCGTTAACCCCAGTAATACCAGAAGTAACATTACCTCTAGTTGTGATAGCTTTGAATAAACCTTCTGTACCAGCTCCTCCAGCTCCTAAATCAGTAGAACCGTGAGAAATACCAATAACAGAATCAGCATGAGTTTTCTCAGCTTCAATCATTGCCATTTCCATGTAATCAGCGAAACGTAATCTTGTTTCAGCTTCTGCTTTTAAGTACCATAAGTAACCAGCTGTTCCGTCTTCAGCAGCAACTTCTACCCAACCGATTCTAGCTGTATCAGAACCTGATACTTCGTAGTAATCTTTCATTATAATTGGTTTATTGCTAAAAGACTTGAAAGTTGGCTCGTTAGCACCTCTTGAATCACTTTCAGTAGAACCGTCTGAATTAGAGTAGTACTTAGTACCTTTTCCGTATTCAGAACCTACAACTAATAAAGTAGATCCACCAGCCGTTGTAGCGTGACCAGTTAAATCAGCTTTGTCATAAGGTTCTACTTCAATTTTTGCTAAAGCAGCTTCAACAACTTTACACTTTGTAACGATACCAGCACTTGCGATAAGTACAATATCATTAACTCTAACACCGTGATTAGCTAGTGTAAACGCTGGTGTAGATGAAGCGTTGTTTCCATCAATATCACTAGTAACTGTAAAAGTACCATTTGTATCTCCCGCCGTTGCTACTGTACCTTTTACTGAAATGTGTAATCTTGATTGTTCTGACCAAACAACTTGGTCTGAGCTCATAGGCTCCTCAGCTCCTACTTGTGAAAGAAAACCAGATACGGTTCTAGGACCAAATATCTCAGCTTCTTTCTCCATAAGATCTGGTAAGTACTGCTGCGCAAAAGTATTGTCAGTAGTACCTGTAAAATCTAAGTAGTTTGTTGATAGTGTTTGCTTCTGTGAAGAAGGAACAGTATTCAAACTACCTCCTGCTGTAATTGCCATAATTTTTAATTTTTAAATTTGTTATTTTTGTTTTTAATTTGAAATTTGAAATCAGGACCATCATCATTTAAAGCACGAACTCTTAAACCGCTAGTATTAACGTTGTCAATGTGTGATTTTCTAGGTTCCATACTAACGTTTTTAGACTTAGCTATACTTTCTTTCAACGCATCCGCTTTACCTTGCTCGTAAAAATGATTTGCAATTTGATCGGGATTCATAGCTGTAAATAAAGATTTGTGATAAGCACCAGCATCTTCCATTAAATTTTCTTTGTTCAAGAACTTCTTGATAAAATTATTTATGTCGCTCTGGGTTTCTTTTACAGTTTTTGGATCTTTTACGTTAAATCTAAACCTTTTATCTCCAACTTTATATTCAAAACCTTTGAATTTTTCGTTGAAAACTTGGTCTGTTTTTTTAACAAAAGTATTAGCTTGTTCTTGCATAACCATGTTAGATTGTTCTGACTCCTCGTTGTAACGATTGAAGAAATTAATAGCTTCTTGCTGTTCTTGTGTAAGCTTGCTTCCCGCTTTAATATCTTCGTAATATTTGGACTTTAGCCCGTCCAAGTGGCTTTTAGCGCTGGCAACTTGCTCTTTTAACGCTAATTTTTTTCTTTTAATTTCTTTATCCTCATCTACATCTGCATCATAAGAAAAGTTATCTTCCATTACAAACTCTATTTCATCTGCAGATAAATGTGGCTTTGTTTGTTTATAGTATTCTCTAAGTAATTGATCATTATCTAAATCTTCATAATTCTTGTTTAGATTAACATAATCATTTAAATCTCCACCAGTGTCATCCATAAAGTCAACAAGTTTTTGAATGTTTTCAGGTAACTCTTTGCCTGTTTCTATAGATTCAACTATTGCCTGTTCAGTAACCTCTGCTATTTCAGAAGCTTCTTGCGTTGTTTCTTCACTTGTTATTTCTTCTAATACCGGTATGTCTTGTTGTTCCGTGTTTTCTGTATTTGTTTCTACCACGGGTGCTTCTTCAACCACCTCAATTACTTCTTCTTTTTTATCATTTGATAAATCAACTTTTACAACATCTTCCTTTGCTTCTTTTTTATCATTTGATAAATCAACTTTTATTACATCTGGTTCAGGTGTAAATTTTTTAGGTTTCTTTTTAATTTGAATTTTTTCGACTTTATCGTCTACAATTGGTTTTTCGGGTGCATTTTCAATCACCTCTTCTTTTTTCTTTTTTGCCATAATAAAATATTATATAATTAATAAAATTGTTTTGTTATCTAGGACCAAACATAGATAAATCTATACCATCTAATATATCGTTTCCTGAAGATTCAAAACTTTTAGATGGTAACTCGTTTTGTCTTTGTTCAATAAGCTCGCTTTGTTGAGTCGCTTGTATTTTTGTTCTTTCGTCTTTACGATCTTCTTTTTCTTTTTCTCTTGTTTTTATACCTTCAGTTTCTATACCTTTTAACTGCATATTAAACTGAAACTCTAGTTCCATTAATTGCTTTTTAATTTGAGCTTCAGTTTGTAATTTTTGTATTTCTAAGTTGCTCTTATTCTGTTCTAAAGCCATAGAAGTTTGTGTTAACATTTGTTGTTTTTGCATTTCAGATTGAGCAGCTGCTTGTTGAGCTTGCATGTTTGCTTGTGCTTGAGCCTGCATATTTTGTTGTTGTATTTCTTGATCTCTTTGTAACTTTTTTCTTCTTCTTATTTTCAACAACTGATTTGCTAATTTTATATTTTTAAGTTCTCTTAAATCAATAGCGTCTTCTAGTTCTATGTTTTGTTGTGCTATAGCTACTTGAATGTTATTTTCAAGCATAGCTTTTTCTTCTTCGTCAGGTGACAACTCTAAGAATATACCAAAATCATACATGTGAAGCTCTGACATCTCGGACAAGGTTGCAACGTTGTGATAACCTAACGCAGACACAAAAGCGTCTGCAGTAGGAGAATACTCTATAATATCAGATATTCTAAGTGACAATCCTTCTGCTATCTCTTTAGTTAAAAATAAACCACCTTGTAATATATGTCTTGTCGCGGTATTAGAATTAGCGGCAGCCATTTTTTGCACTCCTACTAATGCTTTTGGGTCTGGTTGAGCAGCATCTCTTGCTTCGTTTAAACCGGTGGTGTCTCTAATCATCTGTAAGTAATAATTATAGTTACCTATTAAAGACTGTAATTTAGCACCACCGTTGCTACTCTGTATTTCTTGTATAGGTACTTTGCCAGGATTCATATCTCCTTCGCTTGTAAAAGATCTACCTATAATACTACCTGTTTGAAAAAACATGTTTAAAGCTTCTTGTGGGTTATAATTCGTTCCATTTCCTAAGTCTATTTCAGCTAACCCATCAGCGTCTAAATAAACACCATCGGGTGTTATTCTTGACATTACTTGTTGTATTTTTAAGTGTGTTAATTGAATCATATCAGCAAAACCAGTTATTCTACTTACAAGTGATTCAATACGTCCTTCGTACATACGTGGTGCACATATAGCGTAATTCATTTTAACCTTGTTAAAATTACTTTTACTACGCATCATGTTTTTAGACATTTCCCATTTTATTAGTTTGTCTGTACCTAGTATCAACGCTCCGTCATACAAACATTCTACAGACCTTGATTGCTTGCTAAAGTTTTCGGTATCTTTTGGTGGGTTAAAAGAATCATCTTTTGCTATAGCTTTCTCAGCGCCAGTACCAGTTTGTTTAAATTTATAAACTTCATTCATGAAAGTCTTATAATTAAAATACAAAACTTGCACTTTATTGTTGTCTGTGTTTCTATTTCTATTAGAAGAAGCGTTATATCTACCAGAGTATTGATTGTTATATTTCGCGACTTCTTCTAAATCGCTACTCTTTAAATGTGGAAACTCTTTAGTTAACTCGTTTATAGGTATACTTTTCACTTCACCTACATAGTACACGTCGTCAAAATAAGGTGATTCAGTATGAGAATAAATTAAATTAGCTGGATCAACATATTCTACTTTAACACCTTCAGATGGATTAAAAGATGTTTTTACAGCACCAATGCCTAAAACAGTTAAATCGTAATAAAATCTTTTTTTGGTAAGTTCATATTTATTAGCCTCAAATAAGGTGTTTATAGCTTGTTCTTCTGCTATTTCTACAGCTTGTTTATAACTAAGCTGCATGTGTAAGTCTAATTCTTCTTGAGTTTCGGGTAATAAATCAGGATTGTTTTTAAACAAATCCATACCAAAGTTTTCTTTAATAAAGTTTTTTAACTCTTTACTTCTCATGTCCTCTAGTACAGCGTTTAGATATTCTGTTCTTTTACCAATACCATAAGGATCTTGTGAAAACGCTTTAATGTCGTAAGCTCTATTAGCCATACCATTTACAACTATATCTACAAACTTTGGGATTATTGGCACGGGCTTCCAATCTAAATTAAGATATGATAAATCACCATTGATAGATAGCTCGTCTTTATATTTTTGTATTGACTGCTCTCCTCTAGCGTATAATCTTAAGTTATGAAAATTTTGTCTATTATAAATATATCTATTTGAAAAGTTGTCTTTATCAAACCACTCTGCTTCAATAGCCTGTGCTACCTTAAGCCCATATTCGTAACTTAACTTTTCTAAATCGCTTACTATTTGACTTGGAAACTCCCTCATATTATTCTTTTATTATCTTTGAAACATTACCTCTGTTAGAATATTTAGCAATGTTTATATTTAATTTTGGTTTTTCTATTTTAGCATTTGGTCTGTATAAATGTCTATTACAAGCCATTATAGCTAATCCACTACTTATCGTAGCGTCAAACTTTGTTCTTTTTGTTATATCAAATCTACCCCAGTCATTCAACGTTCTGTTAAAATATATATTACCATAATTACCGTCTCCTAAATGACCAACGTGTTGTTGTATATACATTTCAATTGCAGCGGCGTGCGCTTGCTTTATATCTTCTGAAGAGTTTGGTATACCACCTATTTCTTTTTCTGCTACAGATAATTTATTCCAAACTTTATCTGGTCTGTTCATACTATACCCTCTATAACCTCTACGCCTTAAATAATACAATAATCTAGGTTTATTATTTTCTGCTAATATTGGCATGCCATAAAAAACTAAAGACATCAAAACGTCTTCAAAAAATATTTCTGCTGTTTGTGGTCTAGCTATATATTCTAAAAAAAAGTGATTAGGTGGAGCATCTTCCATGCTAAATTTCGTTAAGCCGTGCAATGATCCATTAGAACCTCTTCCATCAACCGTACCTGATATGTCATAACTATCACAACCAAACGCCCCCATGTGTTCATTAGCAGGGTACTTTACGCCATTTTTAACAATTATTCTATTTTGTAACTCATGAGGAGGTGTCCAGCTAATTTTAAACCTACCCTTTTGATCTGGATAAAATATTACTTGTGTATCTTTTATTCCGTTAATCCACTGGAAATTACCCGTTGATATATTTGTAGAATTACCAGTACCGTCGTTATAATCTATTTGTTCGTATATTTTAACAAGATTAAATATTGAATTAACCGCTTCGTCTCTAAACGCATGTTCTTCTGTTCTTGGAAACTGTCTGTAAAACTCGTTAAGAGCGTCGTGGTCAGACTTTAATCCCTCTGCTTCATTATCCCAGTGTTCTATTATACCGTAATCTATTAATTCACCGTCGGGTCCGTGTACATCATGATCTGGGTTATTAAATACAGGTTGTCCGTATTCATCAATAAATCCCTCGTAGTTCCATTCCATTGGGATAAAGAGAGAATATAAACCAGACTTTGTTTGTCCATTACGATTTCTTTCTGTAACATCTGAAGCATAATACAGTTTTTTAAAGTTATCACCTCCTTTATCTAAAGCGTTGCTAGTACTACCCATCATGCACTTTCCAACTATTTTACTACCTAATCTCAAACAAGTTTTTGTAACTCTCCAATTGTTTAATATATTATCAGGCCTTTCCCACTTACCACTTTCGTCATGTACTAATAGATTAAGTTTTTCACCGTCATAACTATTGTCACCTGTATTTTTCCAATCTATAGTAGTATCAAGCCCAACTAAATCCTCTTGTTTTTCGTTTGCTGTTATCTTTTTTCTAGTAAATTTACTAGCCGGTACTCTATATGCTAATTCTGTTTTAGGTCGATCCATACCGTCTTGAATCGGTTTGAAGAAAAAGGGATAATTAACTGATATTGGCACAACTTTATCTGTAAACATTTTTTTAGCGTCGCTACCAGTTTTAGACAGTATACCATATCTACTATCACTTGATATTGTGGCTAAATTAACCGTTTCCGCACTTGACATAAAAGAAAATCCAGAACGCCTATTTTTAAGATAGCACATACCATAACATCTTTTATCTGCTTTACAGGCTTCCCAAAATATAAAAAATAATCTATTTGCCTCTCTAAAATCTGGCGCGCCTACATCTATTTTGCTCCACTGTAAATACATGTAATGACTGCCTGTTATATATGTTTTTGTTTTACCATTCACAAACCAAAAACCTTCTTCTCTATACTTAAACTCTTCGTTTATAAAATCAAACCACTTTTCTTTTTGATCTTCAGGATATGATCTCCAATCAAATATATTTTTAAGTTTACTTAACTCTTTTGGATATTCTATCTTTTCCCACTTTTTTTTATCGTTTGTGTAAACTTCTTTTGGCGCTAAAGGTAAAGCGATTTGTAAATTTTGTATTTCAATTATTTCCCCAATTTTACCTGTCTTTGATATAACAATAATATCGTGTTCTTTGTCATATCCATATTTCCACTTTTTACCACGATTCATACGTGTTATAGTGGTTTTTTTTATAGGTTCAACAACCTTAACTAAACTTTGCTTGTACATTACTTAGATCTACCTTCTGCGAATCCTTTAAAGACCGTTTTCTCTGCCTCTTTAGGTGTTTTGCCCTCGAGTAAGTTTTCTTCTTCTTGTATTCTGTTAAGTATTTCAAATGCGTCAAATATAGCTAATTTTTTAGTAGCTGCGGCATTTTTAAGTCTATCTGCTGATATATCGTCGTCTGAATCTACAATTGGTTCTTTTGCTACTTTGATTAATTCATCAACAGCTTTCTGCCCAGCTTGGATTATATTCTTCTTCGTTTCCTTGATATTCATATTTAATTGTAATAAATTGTGTCATAACTCTATATAAACGTTTACCGTCTATAATAAATTCATATTTTGAAAATGGTGTGAAACCTACAAGATTGTCTTTGTCAAAAGTTCCGTCTGTATATTTTATAATACCAACGCATTCTTTTTCTAGATCTACACTCATTTTGTCTTTTTGTTTTATAGGTTGCACAAAACAATATCCTTTTGGAGCTATCCACTCGTTTTTTCTTTTGTATAAAAATATTTGATCTTCTTTTATAAGATATGTATTTTCATTAAAAAAACTTCTACTGTTTTTTTCATTACCCTTAACGTCATACCAACGCCTAAAAACATTGTGGTGTGTTATAATAGTATCTCCTGGTTTTATTTCTGTTTCAAAAGCTGTAGGAACAGATTTAACAATAGCTTCTCTATTTACAAATTGATGGTTAAATATTTCGGTATTTAATATAAGGTCTTTATCACCAATTTTTTTGGTATTATTATATCTATTACCTTTTGGCTCTATAACAAAGTCAAAAGGTGCTTTCATTATATTTGAAACCCTAAGTTTAATATCATAAATCTAAACTTTTTAGACGAGCATCCTTTTTCACAAAATAAACAAGCTTTAATTTCTAAAACTGTAAACGTTCCTAATCTAAAAGTTATTTCGTACTTTTCTTTTTTGTTACCTGGTTTGTAACCATTAATCCAATCTATTTTCATATTTTATCTTTTTCCGCCATCATATTTTGTAGCATGGCCTTCGTTAATTAATAATTCGTTTAAACTCACTAAAGTTAATTTTTCTTGTCCGTCAATAGTGTCTAAATGTAACTCACCTAAACATCTTCCAAACTTACCAATACCATGAGATTTTAGTGTTATATTTTTACAACCATCTAATAATTGTTTTACTCTATCTTTAGCTGCTAATCCTTTAGCTTTTTCTTCTAAGTCTCTAGTTCTAGATTCTGGAGCATTAATACCCATAAATCTAACTCTTTTTTTAACTTTAATATCAAAACCTAAATCAATCTCAGCGTCTATAGTATCACCATCAACAATTTTTAATGGTGAGATTTTATAAGTATACATATTAGTATTCTAAGTTATATTCAACAGATACAGCCATGTTTTTGTTAAAGTCTTTCCAAGGTAACACGTCTTTATTTTTCTTTATGTAAATAGAATACTTATCTTTTTCTTCTATTATATCACATATAGTATGCCCACCATAAACATCTTGGCCTACAGCGTAATGCATGGCGTTTTCCTTGTAATCTTTACCTACTGTAATTTTTCTAATTAGTTTGCTCATTTTCAGTGTGATTTATAGTACCATCTTGAATATTAATATCAGCTGTTCCGTAAATCTTTTCAAACTCGCCTTGCATTGCCGCTAATTGCTCTTGATGAACAGAAATATGGTGTAATAAACTATGCTTTCTAGTTTCTATTGTTCCTATTTCTAATTGAGCTCTATTTATATTGTTTACTACCGATTGTACTTGATTTAATTCTTCGTTTGTAATTTTTGTAGCCTTCTCAGCTTTCTTTTTTGTTTTTGCCATTTTATTTAATTTAATTTAATTATTTAATTTATGCTCTACTTGTATAATCTGGTCTTGGAGCAACGTAGCATATAATGTCTCCAGCGTGTAATTCAACATAATCATACATACCGTAAATAGTAACACCAGCAGGAAACTCTGTGCCACTACCATCTAAAACTATAAGATCACTATCGTTGTCACCAGCGTTTGTGTCTGCTCCCCAGTCAGTATCTAATGTTTGCGTGTCTTCGTTAGAAGCAAAATGTGTATTTCCCATACCAAGGTTTACACCACCATCTAATATACCTAGACCGCTACCACCAAATTTTGTTGCACTAATAATAGTTATAGCGCAAACATAATATTTAGCATCAGATTGTGATAAGTCTAATATTGCGCCATCACCACTTAAAAATGTTGATCCATGAAAAAACAGCTCATTACCTGAGCCTCCTTGTATACTTGCCATAATTTATTTTTTTACTTTTTCTAGTGATCTACCACCGAAGTAAGCACCGATCACAGTTATTAATACTAATTGTAATAGATCAACCCAAGTATCTTTTACTTCAAAAGCAATAACACCAGCATCGATAAATATCATTAACACTGTTGCTACAACTAGAAATATAAGCACTAAAGGTCTTATATTTTTTGATAACCAAGAGTCTGAGTTCATATCTACTTTCCATCTATCTGAAACCTCTTTTTGCATTTGAGCCTCGTAACCCATTATCATGTCTTTAATTTTTTTTTCAGCTTCGAGCTTTTCTTCTTTAGACGTGTGTAGATTATCTATAACGCCACCTACACCTTTCACTAATTCAGTAGCTCCTCCTGAAAATATTTTTCCTAATATATTCATAATTTATTATTTTATTCCCAAGGCATTCTTTCCCAAGGAAATTCTTTGCTACCTTCTGGTAGCCATTGGTCATTATACAGTATGTGACCCTTGTGTCTAGGAAACGTTTGCCCCATATATTCTATAGCTTCGTCTGTATATCCTAATTTTCCAGTTTTCATATCTGTCATGTGTACCATTTCGTGTATAAGAATTTGTTTTTCTTCATCACTACCTGGTTCTACTTTCTCACTGATAAATATGGATCCATCTTTATTAGCCTCTCCCAATACGCCACCATCTAACTTTCTACGTAAAACAGGTGTTCCAGGTATAGATGACTCATCTTGTTTAAAAGATAAACTACCTTTTAACTGTCCCTTGTCCATTAAAGGACTTGATTTACTTCCTAGTTTAAATGCCATATTATCTATTTTTGTCTTTAATCATATCATCTATAGCTTTATTATAAACCTTGTCTGTATATGATTTGTTGTTATAAAAAGTACTTCTTTCTGATACTGGCAAATCTTCTTCGCCTAACAACACCCTGTATATTCTACTTATTAACTGAGAACACTTAAATGATGTTTTAAATACCGAGTACTTTATTGTTGTTCTGTTTCTGTGTCTCCAAACTTCTATCCAGCCTTTCTTTCTAAGTCTTTCCCAACGGTTTTTATCCCAACTCATAGTATAAACCCCGTCTATAAACTCTTGTCGTGTAAATCTTCCTTTACAATCTAAATAAATTAATAATTCTAAATCTGCGTCTGTTAATCCGTAAGTCTTACAAGCCCACTTTCTAGTGAGCCTGTAATACTTAAGGATGTTCATTTCACGCAAATCTTGCGCTGTTAATCTCATTTAAGATTAAGCAGCAGCAGTTACTGTAATTGCTCCACAAGAGCTAATGTAAGAAGATACATAAGTACTTGTAGCGTCGTCAGCGATAGTAATAAAACCATCACCGTACTTGTGGCCATTAATAGCCGCAGTAATGTCTGCAATTAGTAAATGTTGCTTAGCTGCAGTTATGTTTAGTACAACTTTGTCTACCGCTGCTATATCAGCACCAGTACCAAGCATACTATCAAATTGCATTTCAATCGCGTCGGTATCAGCAATAAATTTAAAACCTCTGAACTTTGATAACGGAGCTGCATATCCTTCATCAGCACCATCGTTTACACCGTCCCCAGTTTGAAAATAAAGCATTACCATTTTTGGATTTTGCATCATAATTTCTAAGTGTTTTTAGTTAATAATTAGGTTAATTGTATTAAGTTTTAGGTTTTAAGTTTTAGGTTTAGGTTTAATCTATAAGCACGACATCTTGTTGTTTTATAACGCCGTAAAATTTATCTTTATGTTGTATACCGTGGCCTGCGTGTTTATCGTAGTATATAGTATCGTTTTCTTTTATACCTTGAACTAAATTACCAATAGATATTACTTTACCTTTTAAATATCTATTATCTTCGTTAATTTCATCAGTTAAAATTAATCCACCAACTTTTTTAGGCCCTTCTTTAACTTGTTCAATTATTATATAATGATTAACTGCCTTCATTGATCCTAATATTTGAAATTATACAATCAGCGGATATAATAGTAGTTACAACAGAAACGGAATTTTTAAGTGCTGTTTTAGTAACAAGCACGGGATCTATTACTCCAGCTTTTACCATATCTACACTTTCACCTGTAACAACATCGATTCCTATGCCTTTATTTGGTCTAGGACCAATTTGCTCTATACCGGCATTAGAAAGTATTGTCTCAAATGGTGATCTAATTGCGTTTAACAATATTTCTTCACCCGCGTTTTCAGGTCTTATGTGTTGAGATGCGTTAAGCAAAGCAACGCCCCCACCAGGTACAATACCTTCTTTTAACGCGGCCTTTGTAGCGTAGATAGCGTCTTCAACTCTATCTTTTTTTTCTTTTAATTCTATCTTAGAACCAGCACCTACACGTATTATTCCAACGCTTCCTGATAACATAGCTATTCTTTGCTCTAAAAACTTCTTAAAAAAGCCATTTTTTTCTTTTTTATGTAGTTTTTTAACTTCTTTTATTCGTTCTTTAACGTCTTGTACTGTATTTTCAAGTGTAATTACCGTGTTTTTGTCATCTGTAACAGCTTTTTCAGCTTCTCCAAGTACATTTAACGAAATTCCATCTAAATCATCACCTAATTCTTCGTTTATTACCTCTGCGCCAGTTAAAATTGCTAAATCTTTGATAGTATCTTGCTTTGTAGGACCAAAACCAGGTAAATCTATAATATTTACTTTAATATTACCTTTAACTTTGTTCATTAAAAGCGCAGATTTAACTTGTTGAGACACTTGTGCTACAATTAACAATGATTTATTGTTCTTTATAACAAATTCTAGTATATTTTGTATTTTTCTAACGTTTGGGATTTCCGATGCCACTATAAGAATTAGTGGGTTTTCTAGTATTGTTCTTTGTTTTTCATTATCGGTTATAAAATGAGGTGATGTAAGTCCAGATTCGATTTGCACGCCGTCAACTACTTCAACGTAAGTGCTTTCTGTCTCTGATTCTTCCATCAGAACAACACCGTCTTTCCCTACTTTTTCATAAGCTTCTGATATAGTTTTTCCTAAGTCTTTATCATTATTACAAGAGATAGAACTTACATCTTGTAACATATCACCTTCGACTTTTATAGCTACACTATCTAAATAATCATTAACTTTATTTAATCCAGACGTAATTCCTTCTTTTATTTCTCTAACAGTATCGTTTTTCCAATTACCATTATTAATTTCTTTTATTAATGATTCAGCAAGGACGGTAGCTGTTGTGGTACCGTCACCTGCTTCTCTCACTGTATTTCTAGCAGCTTCCTTTATTAAAGTAGCTCCCATATTTTCAACCGGGTCAAGTAAGACTACAGATTCCGCTACTGTAACTCCGTCTTTTGTTATGACCGGGTTGCCTCGAGCGTCTTCATATATTACACACTTTCCTGAGGCTCCTAGTGTAGATTTAACAGCTTTTGTTAATTTGTCTACACCCATAATAATTTTGCTTTTAGCGTCGTTGCCAAAAGTTAAGTCTTTGACAATCTCGCTAGGTAGATTATATTCCATTTAATTTAATTTAATTTAGTTTATTTAAACGTTTTAACAACTTTAGGTCCTTTTGTAGAATCTATTTTTTTAGAAAAGTGGTCGATGCTACCGTTAATTGCGGTTTCAGCACCTTCAACTGTTTCTCTTCTTGTTACAGCGTGCCAGTCCTCTGTATCTGGATTAGAACACTCTGTTTGGTAGTAGCCATTTGCTAACTGCGTAATTCTCCAATTACCTTTATCAGCTAAATGTTTCCATTGGTTAATTGTTTTTTCGTTCGGTTTTGTGTTCGTGGTATACGAACTTTTGTAATACAAATAAGTCATTTTGGTTTTATGTATTGGTTAATATTAGTTTTGTTATTTTTTTGTAACTTTTTTATACTCTTTAGTTAAAAGATTTTTTCTATGACGAACCTTAGAGCCCATTTCTTTATTTATTCTATTTTGTAAGTTTCTTAGTCTTTTATTGTTTTTAACTGTTGCATCAGGATTCTTTGCTTCAATTTCTTTCATTTTATCACGAAGATCTGCAACTTTTTCTGTATACTTAGAGTTTGTTGCTTTTTTTCCTTTTTTTTCATCAAAGTCTTTAACTGCATTAAGTTTTAATTCTTTTTCTTTAAATTTTTTAACTGCATTAAGTTTTAATTCTTGCTGGGTAGTTCGTTCGCCATCATCGTGCCCTCTTTTAGCTGGACTATTTTTTTTTAATTTAGCAGGTGAATGAGGGTGATCATGCGACCCTTTTTCAACGCTGTAGTCTTTAGTAGGTGACTTGTGTCCCATTTTTACAGGACTTTTCATATCTGCAGGAGAGTCATATCTTTCTTTAATAGCGTCCAAACCTTTACCCTTTGCTGTAGTAAATTCTCCTTCACTACCTTTTCTAAATTGATAAGTGTTATCAGAGCCTTTTCTATACTCATAAGGATCTCCTTTTTCAGACTTTAAATTAGTGTATGTTACTTCTGGTGGAGTATTTTCTCTTTCTTCTTTAGTAGTTCCTAGTGTTTGATTCGTTGAGATGTCTGTACCTAGATCTTTAACATCTTGCGCTTTTTGCTCTAAATCAGCTTTTATTCTAAGATCTCCATCTTCATTATAAAATCCTTTACCGATTTTAGTGTCTTTGAATTTTTTACCAGTAAATCTTTCAAAAAGCCCCATACCCTCGTGGTCGTGGCCTCTATAGCTACCGTCTACTTTGTGTTTTGCTGGAGTTTTAGCACCCATCATTTTGAATGCAGGTTTATTTCCAGATTTTAATTTAAAAGGTTTTCCTTCCATTGTTTTATATTTTTGTATTAATTATTATGTTTTTGTTATTTATTTTTTTCTAATATATCTTCTTGTTTAAACAGATCACCACCCTCGCCTTCGTATTGAATAATTACTTTTCCATCCTTTTTTACTGTTGTTACAACTTTATCTTTTCCACTACTTTTAGACGGGTTTTTTGCCGCGTCATCTTTAAAGTCTTGAAGGTCGTCATAGTATGTGTTTGTGCTTTTATTGTACCTTTTTCCATTTACTATAGGGAATTCATCGTAAATTTCTTGAAAACCTCTTTTCTTCTTGTTGTTTCCTTTTACTATTTCTGTAGTTACATCAAAGTTTGCTAATGTAGTATCTATATCTGGTAATTCAAACTCTCCACTTCCACTGTTGCCCTTGCCTCTAACAGCTGGTGATATAGAAGGTCCTAATGTATTAGCTAAACTTGGTGACAATCTTGTGTTAGCCGTGAAAGAGTGTACGTTTATATAATCTCCTCCAGATCTTGAATAACCAGATCTGTCTTGTGCTTTGGTAGCTGTAGCTCTTCTACCAACATCACCAGCGTGTTGTTTCCTAGTTATAGATTTACCAGACCCCTCTCCCTTTTCTCCTTTGTGTAGGGGTGAGTCTCCAGTAACAGCTCCTTTATATTTTTTAAAATTAAATCCCATATTATTCTTCTTCTTCTGATTCGTTTTGTTTTTTAATTACGTTTTCAAAATCTTCTATCATATCTTTTTCCTCTTGACTTAAATTATCCATATCCAGTTCTTGTTTGAAGTTTTCTAACATTTGAGACGTACTAAGTTCTTCTTGTTTTTCTTTTGTAGGTTGAAAAGCATCGTAACCACCTTTCAGCGTTCTCATACCAGCAGCTAAAGACTTAGCCGCTACTTGCCCCCACCCACCAGCTTCTTTTACATTTGCTGTTATTGCTTTACCAGCATTAGCAAGCCAGTTTTTTGCTGGTGATTCTTTTTCACCTATACCAAAATTTCTTTTGAAAGGCTGTCCTTTCATTTTAAATGGTTTTTCCATATTTATATTTTTTTACCGTTTACTGTTACTTCAACGTCTACGTTTTCTTTTTTAACCATAGCTTTTCCTAAACCACTATAATTATCTTTCCTATCCATAAGTGCGCCTCCAGTTTCTGTTCCTTCAGGAACAAAATCAGATTGTACTGGGTCTACTGGAATAGCACCTATACCAGCTTGTGTTTTAGTTACCACGTTATCAGCACCGGCTGAAGCACTTATTAATTTATCCATATCTACGTCTTGACTTGATATATTACGATAAGTTTTACCTGCCATTGGCGACGTATCCGAATAAGTAGCTTCTCTCCAGTTACTACCAGAACCTCTAACTCCTTCAGAAGTACCTTCTATACCCGTATTAGCATGAGCATCACCATATACTCTTCTACCGCTTTCATCTAAATACGATTTAGGGTCAGCATCAACATTTTTAACCGGAGATGAACTTCTTTGGTTCGGCCCAGGTAATTCGTGTCCCTTCATTTTAAACGGTTCGTATTTCTTCATATTATACTTCTTTTCTATCGTGTGTCGCTCTGTTATAAGCTATCGATGTTCTTTTTACTGTACCTGATGATGTGTGATGTAGATCACTATCTGGTCTTTGTCCTATCCTCTGATTCTCTGCTTTTCTATTTTTTCTTTTAGTGGTCATAGCCGCAGCTTTGTCTCTTGCTCGTTTAGCTCTTAAAGCTGTTGGACTAAGCCCTTGTGAGTTACCTGGTCGTTTTTCGGCCATTATTTTCCTTTCTTACCTGTTATATCTTTATATTCTCCAGTAGTTTGAGGGCCATATTTAGGATGATCCACGGTTTTTTCACCTAGTAACGCGTTTCTATTATGCATGTAGACCATGTTGTTTTTTTTGTCGTGAAACGTTCTATATTGTGTATTATTTTTTGGGTCATAGTGTACGTTTCGATCTTTTCTGTTTAGTTTCTTCATATATTCATCACCAGGAGACGAAACCGTCCCTACTTTACCTCCACTCTTTCTTCTTTCTATTTCTTTGTCTAGCATTCTATTTGAAATGTCCACCTTACTTATTTTACCTTCATCGTTGAAAGCATCTAGTGTAGAATATCCTTTTTCAGCATCTTTCATAGCCTTAGATACTTTTTTACTTACATTCTTAAATTTTTTATTTGGACTATTATATAAAGAAGGTCCTTTCATCTTGAACGGTGTATAACCCATAATTTCTTGTCTTTGTGTTATTAATACTAATAATTACATGTTAATTTCTTTATTTAACATAGCCCGCTTATATTTAACGGTACCTTCTATAAAAAGGGGCGGCCCTTCTAAAAAAAAGTACATTATAAATATAGGGGTAGGGTGCTGCTCCTATCCTCCCCGCTTTTTTTGAAAAAGGGAAATTGATTTTTTTTGCCCACCCCGCTTTGGTTCCTACAGATTTGCTTATTATTCGTTTGGCTTCTTGCTCCTGTAATATCTAGTCACTAATGTATCTAACCTCAACAACTACAAATAGATGTTCCATCAAATGTTTCAGGAAATGTCCCCCGCTCCTGATGTATAGCATAGACACGGAGCAGTGACGACTGATGATGGATAATATATATGAATAGAATATTAATTAAATAAATAAATAAATTATGAAAACTAAACTAAACAAAATTATTACTAAAAGATTTGTAATCAGAAAATCTCTAATTGGTACAAACACAATCATCACATTCACTACTAAGAAAGGTAAAGAAGTTACTTACAACCATGATGAAGTGTATGAAAGAAATAAAGATAGATTTGAATCTATGAACTGTTTCAAGAAGTATAAGTCATACACAAATACAAATAACATTCCAACATTCTGTAGATAATACAGAGTGTTTGGAATACAGAGAGAATACTAATATAATTGGATAATATATATAAATAAATAACTAACTAAATAAATAAAACTATGACTAAACTAATTAATTTACCAAAACTATCAGACTCTGAATACCACTATCTAATCGACTGTGAAGTAGAAAGAGAACTACATCCACACCATGATGACGATTCTATAGTAGTGTTCGAATATACTAGTAATATAAAAGAAATTATGATAGAATTATTAAATAATAAAATACCATTCTCTCATCATATATCTAAAGATGTAGAATTATCATATCTAATTATTAATATATAATAACTAACTAAATAAAATTAAAACTATGAAACTAAAACCTATAATTACAATAAAACTAGATGAAGATAATGACATCTATGAAATGACTATCAACAACACAGTGTATACTCTTGATAATATCTATGAGTCTGAGTATGGAGACTTGTGGGATTCATTAAACATGTCAGTTGAGTTACTGTAAAACATGAAGTGCCGAAAGGCACTCGTGTATAGCACGAAGTGTATAGCAACACGGAGGAGCGACGACACTCTTTGGATAATATAATAAACGATTGGAACTTCATTGTCCATACAAGCGAGGCACACCGACTGAACACCGAAGGTGTGTGGTGTATAGCACCGAGACACGGAGGAGCGACGAAGTGGTTTGGATAATAATATAAAAAAGTTATGAATAATAAAATTAAATTCTCCTCTCTTCAAATTATTAAATTAAATAATAAAATTTATTTACCATACCAATTACACCAATTACCAAAATGGTTTGATAAGTATTATACTGAACACTTAAATATAAAAGGTTACTGTTATATAAGTCTCGACGAACACTATAATAATAATAAGTATTTTGATTATAATAATTTCAAAGATAGACTAGTATTCCATAAAAGTTTTAGTCATACACAATCAAGGTAAGACTAATACCTACTAACTAAAAATATCAACTAAACAAATAATATACTTTTACGGAACAAAAACGAAAAGTATTGGATAATATAAATGTAATAAAATAAATATAAACTAAACTAAACTAAAAAAATTATGAAAAACAAAGAAAAAAACACAGTAAATGTATTAAAATCTAAAAGATTTGTAGTAAGAAAGTCATTAATCGGTAAAAACCAAATTATAACTTTCGTAACGAAAAAAGGTAAAGAAATAACTTATAACCACGATAAAGTATTCGATATAATGAAAGAAACTTTGACTACTCTACCATGTTGGGAAAAGTATAAGTCTTACACCGCGACCAATAATATACCAATGATACTAAGAGGTAAGGAACTAGTTTAGTTAGTTGGAGTATGACATTAGGGTGTTAAGGAAATAGAGTAACACCCTTTTGTCACACTTTTACGGACTGAATACAAACACTATTGGATAATATAATAAAATAAAATTATGAACAAACTAACTGAACTTAAAGAATTAAAAAGATTATTAATTAAATACTTACCAGACTTCGATCCATACACTGATTGTATAGATAAATGGTTGGAAAGTGCACAAGACGAAATAAAAGATTTATTAACAGATAAAGATATATAACTATGACTAGACAAGAATTAAAAACTATGTTCTTACAACAAGACTATAGTAACGTAAAAGAAAAAAAACAAATAATAGTAGAGATGAACCACAATCCTTACTGGGTAGGTTATGGTGATGTAGAAATACTAAGTGAAGGACCAAATGGATATTCTTCATTTAAGACTCACCAAGAGTTTCCGTTAGAGTATGTAAAGACTCGTAAAGAATATGGTGAGTACGAACTAATTGTTAACGGTGAAAAAGTAGAAAAATTATGAAAAAGAAAAGTTATAACGAAAAGTGGATTATAAAACAAATAAGAAAATGAGTAGAAGAATAATAATAGATAAGTACGAAGGTAATACACACTATAATGTCCATGTGATAGATAGTTTCGGTCAAGAACATCACTTAGGTTATTATTTACTTCCACCAGTAGTAAATAAAGAGGCCCAAGAAATATGGGATAACGAAGTTAAACGTGAGATAAGTCCTCTTTCGAGTGCTATACACGACCTCCACCAACACGACAAGAAGAGTGGTATACTAAGAGGTAATAGAGACGGACTAGATTAATGGAAGTATATATAAAAGGAATATTACTATTAGTATATTTTGTAGTAATGATAAGTATAATATTAAATAGAAAACAATAAAATTATGAGTGAAAGAAAAAGTAGAAATATATTTATAATAACGTGGATATCTTTAGTTTTAGGACTAATGATGATGAGTTGTGGAACTACTCAAGTAACACAGAAACAAGTTAAAATAAACTATAAACTAGATAAACTATGGATAGATTATATGTACGAAAGAGATAGTTTAATTAATGAATATTATAAAGATGAGTGTGAAAACTGTGATGAAATTGACTAAATAAAAAAAATATGAAAATAGAAACACAAACAACAATAATAGGTGGTATATTTGGTTTTACTATCGGGGTAATATGTATGTTCTTTGTTCAAACTGATAAAGAATTAAATAACGTACTACAAAACTATAAGATTGAAAATGTAATTAGAGAAAATATAAATACTTGTGAAGACATAATAGAATGGATGAATGAAGATATTTGGAGTGAAAGAGTAGATTCTAGTCATTACGAAAACTACATTTATAATTTAGAAGTTATGTCTGAAGAGAACCGTGATCTATTACGGATTGAATACGATTACTAATGGATAATATAAACAAATAAAATATAATAATATGGATAACTTATGGAACAGACTCAAACCAGAGTATAAAATTATAGTACAAGAGTATATAGACTCAGGTTGCTATACACACGGCCCACAAAACATTAGAAAAAAACTACAAGATAATAAGTTTTGGGGTGAATTAACTGTAGAAACATTACGAGACTTCTTTACATGGACTAATATGTGTCTAACAGATATGGACTGGGAAGATATGTTCGGTGATAGGTTTTTAAATGAAGATAATAACTAATTAATAAAAAATAAAACTATGAAAAATTATGAAATTGTATACAGAGACTGTATAAGTATGAAAACTATGGTAGAAATAGAAGGTGTAACCGAAAAACAAGCGATTATAAACTTACAAATAGAGTTGATAGATAATGGTGACTACATGACACAACTAATTGATATTCAAGAAGTTAATGAAAAGAAATAATATGACACTAAAAGAACAAATAGATTTATTAGGTTGGAAGGATATTACAACTGATAAACAAATAAGTAATGGTACGAGAATATATAGACTACCAATTAAACAATATGGTGAATACATAGAGGTTGGTTCGTTTGAGTCAGGTTATGTAAGAAGAATGAATGGTGGACATACTGCGTATCAACTAAATAAATGCGAACAACATGTAGAGTATTATAAAGATTACAAGTGGATAACAGGAACAATGAAACAAGAGTGGACAGGTAAATACAATAAATTTGAAAGTAAAAAACGTATAAAGTTAAATAGTACTAGAAAAAGATTACAATACTTAATAGACTATTGTCTCAAAAACTATTATATTAAACAAGCGAATATGATAGAAGATGGTAAGTTTGTACCTAAATGGGTTCATGAAGCAAAACTAGGTAATTTCCTTAGGTGTCAAGATACTGAAGATATGGTTAATTTCAAATACTCAGGTGGTCAGATAGAAAACTTAGAAAACGGTGATGTATTTGTACATGAGCAACATGCTTATTGGAATAAATGGACAGAAGAACCACCAAGTTCAGTAGAAATAATAATAGATGGACATAGATATAAAGTAAAATAATATGATAGAATTAATAATAGTATTAGGTGTAGGTATTGTAATAGGAATGTATGTTACCTCACAAATAAAATGTAGTATAAGAAGAAATATATTTAATAATAATATAAAGAAATACAATGAAAAAGAAAAAACTAAACAGTAAGAATCCTAAATACTGGGACAAAAGCCAGGTAAATAAACCTAAAGAAATAAAAAGAAAACTGTTTTGTACCACACATCACGGTTGTAAAGTATACGGAGTGTGGTATGATAAATAGTGCTATACACGCATCACAAATTAAATACGATTAGTGTTGGATAATATAATAAAATA